CAGGGTGCTCTTTTCTACAGCCGTTGCCCACACCTTGATTTCCTCAATCTGGTCCCGCGTAAGGGCGCCGGCGGACTGGTGTCGACTACGGGCTGTGCGGAGGCCGACCACGAATCGCTCAACCACGATGTGTATGTGTTCCCAGTTCCAGTTATCGTGTAAGCCAACCAGGACGGGTATCAGTGCCGCGGCGTTGCACTGTATAGTGTTGATGTAGGCGATCGCTGGTGGCCAGGTACCCGCCAACTGAAGGCCCACCACACCCGGGGTCGGTCCCGGGTCTATGCCGATGATGCAGATCATGACTTCTCCGTGTCTTCGGCCAGCTCTTCGTACATCAGCTCGCCGGCGTGTGCGACCGCGGTCAGCAGCAGCGACTTGTGGGCGTTGACCACGTGGGGGATCTGCTCGGCGGCGATGGCGAAGATGTCGGCTAGCGCAGGGCCTGCCTCGGTGTCGCCGATGTCCTTGCGGATCTCAGTGGCCACGTAGCGCAGCTTGCCGGGGACGTCCACCTCGGACTCCACCTGCTTGATCACGCCTTCCCAGTACCCTCGAACACCGGGGGCGCTGTTCTCCATGATCGCGGCCTTCAGTGCCTCGTAGCGGGTCATCGTTTGGTCCCTCCTAATAGTTCTTTGACGATTCGGGGATCTTGTAGCAGGTCGGACAGGTGGCCGGCTTTGGCCCGCAACACCCCCCGGACCCGGGTGTCGATTGTGTTCTTCGCGATGATGTCGATGATCTCGATCGAGTCGTGGATCTCACTGCCGATCCGGTGGCAGCGGTCCTCGGCCTGAAGCCGCTCGACCAGAGACCAGGACGACTGGAGGAAGACCTCCGTGCCTGCCGCGGTCAGGGTCAGGCCTATCCCGCCGGCGCCCAAGGTGGTGGCTAGCAGATCCAGCTTGCCGGCCTGGAACCGGGCCACCGTGTCGGTGCGGTCGGACATCCGCTGCCCGCCCACTACGTAGCCGACCTGGAGGCCCGCCTGTTCGGCTGCGGCACCAGCCAGCCGGACCAGCTGCTTGCTCGGGGCGAAGGTGACCACCGGCTGGCCGGGGCGCTCCTCCAGCACCGCCAGCAGCTCATCTACCTTCCACGATGGGGCTTTCAGCTCCAGGTGGACGCTCTGCTTTTCTAGCCCGGTCTCCTCGTCCATCGTCACCGTGATCTCCGCGTCGGCCGCCGCGCTGGCCAGCTGGGACAGGTGGTTGAGCTGGGCCAGCACCGACATGATCGACAGCTCCTGGCCGTCCGGTAGCTCGGCCAGGAACTGGTTCTCCAGGTCGTCGTAGACCTTGCGCCACGCCTCGGGTAGCTCCACGTACCGCGGTGAGTAGACCTTCGGCGGGAGCTGGTCGAGCACGTCCGCCTTGGCCACCCGGCGGTGCTGCCCCAGCGTGTTGGCCCGGAACTCCGGCTCGGTGGCCGGATCCAGCCCCAGGGTGATGGCCTTGTAGTCGCCCTGGACGGTCAGCAGGTACCGATTGTCGAACCGCTCGCTGCTGGGGTAGGCCAGCGGCTCCAGGGCTTCCAGCGTGGGCCACAGGTTGCCCGGATGGTGCGTGATAGGGGTCCCGGACAGGCCCACGAAGTTGCGGGTCTTCTTCGCCAGCCGGCGCGCCGCCAGCGACCGCATCGCGTACGGCGACTTGATCAGATGCACTTCGTCGACGATCACGCTGTTCGGCTTCAGCTTCACCAGCGGGCCGTCCTTGTCCGCGGCGTCCCGCCGGGCGGTGTCGTAGGAGGTCACGTACACCTGCGCCGAGCCGGCCAGAGCGGGTCGTTGCCTGGCCGGCCCCCGCCAGGCCACCACCGGCCACTGCGGCGCCCAGTCCGTCCAGGCGTCCACCCACGGGTCGACCACCGAGGCGGGTACCACGCACACCACCGGAAGCACCTCGTGCTCTACGGCGCGCTCGACCAGGCCCAGGATCGTGGTCATCGTCTTGCCGGTGCCCTGCTCATCGAACAGCAGCGCCCGGCCGACCGCGCCGATCATCAGCGCGCCGTCAACCTGGTACTGGCGGGGTACCCGGCCCTCCGGCGGCTGCGTGGTCAGCTGGTGCCGGCCGTTAGCGGTCCGGCGCGCCAGCTCGGCGGTAACCCACTCGACCAGCCGGGGGCCGGGCCGCCATACCGGCCCCAGCGCCATCGAGAGCTGCACCACGCCGGCCCACGTCGCCGCGGTGATCAGCGCGCCCGGGGGCTTGCTGGCCTTGAACAGGGGGGTCAGGGTGGCCAGCAGCTTGGCGTAGTAGGCCACCTCGTGGTCCTGGCCGGTGGCGATCAGCACGATCCGCTTGCCGTCCGCCGTCAGCTCGCCGTGGATGGCGGGTGCCGGTGGGGGCTGCCACTGCTCGGTGGGCACCCAGTTCACTGGCGCGGACCGAGTGAGATTCGCACGAACGGGAGCGGGTACACGCGCAGGATGCTGCGGTCGCGGTCCAGGTAGAAGCCGATCACTGCGTACCGTAGAGACAACTCGATCTTCATGTTCTGTCTCCTAAGTGGGGTGTGGCTGAGAGAGTCAAGGCCCGGCCCGTGCGTTCCCACGGGCCGGACGTTCGCCCGCTCAGCCGGTGGTCTGGCCGGTGAGCTTGGCCAGCAGCTCCTGCTGTTCCGGGCTCAGGTTGCTCGGTGCCACCATGGCCGGCTGCTGCACCGGCTGCTGCACCGGCTGCTGCACCGGCTGCTGCACCGGCTGCTGCACCGGCTGCTGGACCGGTTCACCCGGCTGCCACACCGGCCCTACGTTCGCCGGCTGCTGGACCGGCTGGACCGGCTGGACCGGCACGGGCTGAGCGGGTGCCGGGGGTGCTCCGGCAGGCCGCTGGTACTGGATCTGGTACACGTGCGCGGCGTTCATGCCCGGCACCGGCCGGCGGCTGACCAGTGTCACCCGGATGGCCGCGCCTGCCTCCGGGGTACCGGCTGGTGCGCCGGCCTCCGCCATGGCGCGGGCCAGCTCGTCGCGGGCCTGACCCTTGACCCACCAACTGGCCTGGCCGTCCGGGAACTCCGGCGCGCCGCGGACCAGCATCGGGACCACCATGACGTACTTGATTCGGCCGTCCTTGAACCGCTGGACGTTGCCGCCGGAGTCGGTCTGCGCGCGAACGTCCGAGTCGAGCAGGGTTCGGGCCACGATGCCGGCGTAGCTCGTGCCGATCGGGGCGTCCTTGAACTTCCAGGCCAGGTTGGCCGCGCTGGGCTGTGCGTAGAACGTGTCCAGGGAACCGGGTGGTGCTGGTGGGCCGGCCGGAGCCGCAGGCTGCACCGGGTACTGCTGGTACTGAGGCTGCACCGGGTACTGAGGCTGCGGTGGGTAGGCCACTGGTGCCTGTGGATATTGCACGGGTGTCTGTGGGTACTGCGGGTAAGTCATCAGAACTCCTCTATGTGGTGGTCCCGGGGCATCCGGGACCGTTGTCTCGTGCGGACTGCGGTCGGTAGAACGGGCAGAAGTAGCACTCATCGTCATCCGCGCGCTTCGGAATGTCGTTCAGTGTCAGTTGTCCAGATAGGATTTGGTTGGCCATGACCTGGCGCGCGGCGGTAAGCTTGAACACCTCCTCCAGCAGCAGATCGTCATCGGGACGGGCCAGCCGCTCCCAGACGAACATCCCGTCCAGGGTGGCGGCGGCTCGCGGGTAGGCGGCAAGGACAACCCGCTTTACGGGCAGGCCCATCAGTCGGAAACCCTTGCCGTACAACAGAAGTTGGATCTGGTAGCGAAGTGGTGGCCCGTCACTGGAGCGGACCTTCGCCATCGAGGTGAGACCCAGGTTCTTGTGGTCCACCACGGCCTCCTCCAGGCCGTCGTACAGGTCACCGGTGCCCGGGTGGTCCGGGTGTGGGGTGACCCGTTGCTCGGCGACCCAACGGAGTAACCCGGTCTGCGTGTTGTCCCACTCGAACGCCTTGGCTTCCTCGGCGTGCAGCGCGGTGCCCACGAAGCTGGGCCACGGGTCGACGACGTGGTTGGTCGCCGGCAGCCCGGCCATCTTCCCCGCCACCTGCCGGTCGCACGGTGAGCCGAGCTCGCTGGGTCCCAGGTGCTTCTGGAGGTTGCGGGGCCGGTTGTTGGCGTACTCGGTGATCACCCGCCGCAGCTCGACCGCGTACCGGGCCGCCCAGGGCGAGTTGCCGTTGAGCGGCGCCGGCGCGGCGGTCATGAACTCGGCGACAGAGACCATCAGTACGACCGCTTCAGGTACCAGGTGCTGCTCTTGCGGGCGTACGCCGCGTACAGCTCTGGAATCTCGATCTTCATTCGCTTGGTGTCTAGCGACCACCTCTCCATCCAGACCATGTAGAGCGGGTGTCCGGCGATGTCGATCCGCTGGGCCAGCGGCGCTGCCGTGATTAGCTCGGCCTTGATCGAGTCGGTGATGATCTTCAGCCGGTTGTTGATCTCGTCGGCTTTCGGCTTCAGGTCCTCGTAGATAGCCAGGAGCTGCTCCAGGCGGCTCTCCGGCGGGATCGGGACCTGGACACTGGGTGGTGTGGTGGTCATGCCGCCGAGCTCTCCAGCTCAGCCAGCTCGCGGCGTAGGGTCACGCCGTCCCGCAGCAGGACCTTGCCCTGCGAGGCCAGCCAGCGCTTGTACGCCGTCCGGCCCTTCGCCGTGATCTTGTAGATCACGACCTTGCGGGGGCCGGGCTTACCCGGCTTGGCCAAGCCCTTCAGCCCCGCGGAGGCCAGCTCGCGGTAGACCTGGCTGCGGGTGGATGACCAGAAGTTCTGGAAGGTGGCCAGCTCGGTGCACAGCCGGCCGCCGGACATCGGGGTCCGGTTCAACATGCCCAAGATGGCGCCCATGGTGTCGTTGATCAGGGTGGGCTTCTTGCTGTCGGTCTTCACTACTGTCCCTTTCGGATGGTTGGTTGCTTGGCTTGGTTACGCGATGCCGCCGATGGCCCGGCCCAGGCCGAGCTGCACGGGCCGGCCCAGGCGGGCTGCCCACGCGGTCGGGGCCAGCCTTACCCGCTGCCTCAGGGGGAGCGGGTTCCACCGGCCGGGCACCGCGTACGCGAAGGCCGGGGTGGGCTCGTGTCGGCCGCCGGCGGTGGCCAGCTCGGGCAGGTCGGCGCTGGTGTCCGGGAGGCAGGGGGCGCCGTGGTGGCGCCAGTCCCAGCAGCGCGTGCCAGTGCAGGTGGGGCAGCGCTCGTCCCGGTCCGGCAGGGCCGCCAGCAGGTCCGCGCCGGCGGTGATCCGGACTTCCTCAATTTGTCGCGCGGCGTTGACCCGGCCGGACCACCACCACAGGGAGCCCAGGGCCAGGAACACGCTGAAGGTGATGAGGTTGGTGATCATTCTGGTGTCCTTTCTGCTTCTTCTAGCCAGCGGATGGGCTTGCCTCGGTAGATTGCGTACATGACCTCGCTGCGGGTGGAGTCGCCGATGTAGCCACCGACGTTCAGCACTAGCACCTCGTCAGCAAGGTCGATCTTGCGTTTGTGCAGCTTGTCCAGCTCGACCTTCTCGATCGAGTCGTGACCGACGCCTTCACCGTGACCGTGCTCCGCCTTGGCGTGTGGATAGAAGCCCACCGACAGGACGATCCGACCGGCCATGGTTTCGTTGTAGTTGGATTGTTGGTACTGCTCGTAGAACCGTGTTGAGCCACAAAGGACGACGATCTTTGGCCGGTTGTCGTTGTTACAGTGATCGGGGTGGGCCTCGCAGTGGCTGTAGATCATTACGGCGCCCTCTCTGCTTGTCGTCGAGCGGCTCGGCGTTGCTGCCTGACCCTGCTGGCCTCGTTCTCGCGCTGGTGGCAGGCGGCGCAGGGTCGCTCGCCCCGCCGCCGGTGGTGTGAGGCACCCCGGGCCGTTCCGCACGGGCCGGAGCCGCTTCCGTGATCCAGACGGACGTAGCTGGTGTAGCACTGTGGACTACAGAACCGGCGCGGGCGGTTGCGGTGAACCTCGAAGATGAACAGCTGGGCGCAGTATTCGCAGATCTTCGCGTCCTGCCTGCCAGCGTGGCGCCTGCGGCGGGTTGTGGTGGTGCCGCGAATCCACGCCTGGCGCTCGTCCTCGGATTCGCCACCCCACACCCCGTGCAGCTCGGGCACGGAACGCGCCCACTTGCGGCACCTCTCCATTACCGGGCACCGGGTGTTGCATATGTTCTTGGCCGTCTCGATCTGGTGGTGCGAGAGCTTGTGGGGGTAGAACAGCTCCGGGTCCTCACCGATGCAGCCGCCGTCCAGCATCCAGCGGGCGCCGACGAACGCCTCCATGGTCACCGTGCTCATCGGGCATCACGGGCTGCGCGCCACAGGTCCCGGAGCAGGGTCTTCGACACGATTCGTAGGCCGTCCGCGTGCTGATGTCCCAGGCTCCACGGCGTGCCGGTCGCCGCCGGGTTACCGGACGGGCCGCAGCGCACGCAGGGGGCTGCGTGGACGCGCTCGGCGGTGACCGTGCGCCGGCCGTCGTAGACCGTCCGGTACGGCGAGGCCGCCTGCTTGATGCACGACTCGGCAATCAGGTACGCCCGGGTCTTGGCCTCCGTCGACCAGTTCGACCGTTCTCCTCGCTTACGCCGCGCCGCCACCCGGACGAAACGGCCGTGGGTACCGTGGCCGGGATGGTCCGGGGGGCGGGCGGCGGGCTTATCCCCGTTGGCGGCGAGCGGCTGGGTATCGTGCGCTTCATGGCCGGCGGGGATGGTGTGGAGGCCGGCGTACGCCCACAGCTCTGAGACGATGCGCGGCCGGTCGTGCAAGGTGTTCCAGTAGGGGTCGCCGATCGCGGACAGTAGTCGGGCCAGCTGCTTCTCCCCCACCCCGACCGTCCGCTTCTGCCATGTGCTCAGCGGATGCCGGCGCAGCGCCCGCTGAAGCTCCAGGATCACCTGGTGCTCGATCGCGTCCAGCCCGGCCAGCATGTTCACGGTGGCGCGCACGGTCGGCGCGTCCTCGGGGAGCCCGAGGCCCCGCACCTCACCGTCCTTGTCCTCTGTGTTCCGCGTGGCCTGCCGGAGCCGGTTCGCCGTGGCCTTCCGGAGGTCCTCGATCGCGTTTAGCTGCTCGGCCAGCAGGTACAAGCCGGGGTCGTAGAGGGTCGGCCCGGCCCCGACGGAGATGTTATGGGTATCGTGCCGCGCGCGGTCGGGGCCGGGCACGTCGGTGCCCGGAGATGATTCAGTCATGGGTGTCGGTACCGGCATGATCTCCGGGTGCCCGGCCTCGACGCTCCGTGCGTGGGTATCGAGATCCAGACGGTCGGGGCCGGGCACGTTGATGTCCGGAGACGGCAACCTGATGGGTGTCGCGGCTCTACTGGTCTCCGGGCGCCCGGCCCCGACGCGCGATGGTTGGGCCTGGCGGGCTGTTTGGTCGGGGCCGGGCGCTGGAGGCGGAGAGGCGGTGGGTGTCGACCTGCCCCTGGTCTCCGGGCGCCCGGCCCCGATGGACGTCCTTTGAGTACCGAGACATGTTTGGTCGGGGCCGGGCAGCTTGGTCCCCAGAGGCGGCGCCATGATGGGTGTTGAACGCTCCGTGGTCTCCGGGTGCCCGGCCCCGACGTGATCTTCCTGGGTGTCGAGACCCGGCTGGTCGGGGCCGGGCAGCTTGGTCCCCGGAGACGGACTTCCCCTGGGTATCGTTGGGTGTTTGGTCTCCGAGGAGGTCTGGGCGCTACGCATTTCCGAACACCGCCCTCAGTGTGTCCACGGGCAGGTCGCGGACCCGCTCGACGCTGTGCTTCACGAGCAGGTCGGCCAGCTTCTTGTACCGGCGCTGGGCCGCGGCGTTGGCCTTGGCCATGCGGTTGCACTCGTCGGCCGCGTAGCGCAGGTCCGGGGCCGTGCACTCCTCGATGTGCAGCCAGGTCCGTTCCCCGACGTGGACCCGCTCGCGGAACCCGGAACGGCGCAGCAGCGCGACCCGGGAGTTGCGCAGGTTGGTCCCACCGGCGCCAGTGACCCGTTCATGGGTATCGCTTACCGTCTGGCCGGCGCCGGTGGAAGTCTGTCCCGACCGGGGAGCTTGTCCCAGCTCGATGCGCACGGCGTGCTTCAGAGCCTGCCGGTACGCCTCGATGAGCTGGTCGTGCGGGGTGTTGTCGTGGACCATCTTGGTCAGTACGTCCAGATCCCACTCGTCCTGGTCGGCGGCGGTCTCGTGGATCAGCTGTCGGAGGTCAAAGTAGATGCTCATCGTGCCGGTTCCTTCGTGGTGTGGCGCTTGATGTACGTGGCCAGCTCGGTCTCCGAGATCCGGGTCTTCGCCCGCCCCATGCCGATGTGCACTGTGGACAGTTGTCCACGAGAGATTAGGTTGTAGATGTGCTGCCGGGTGCAGGACAGCAGGTTGGCGACCTCGGCGACCGAGTGCAGCTGGGGAGTCACTTGGCCGGCTCCTCGTCAAGGTTGTCGCCGATCGGTGGCCGGCGCTGGTTGGGGAGGCCGCCCTGGTGCTCGGTGTCGGCCCCATGCTCTCGGGTCGGCCACCAGTCCCCCTTCTTGTTCTTGGGGTCGGTGCCCCGGTGACCTGCGGGGTGTCCGTCAACCGGCTTCTTCTTGCTCATCGGACACCTCCCGTGGAACCAGCTTCAGCTCGACAGGGGTGGCCTCGACGATCCGGACGCGCAGGATGGTGTAACGGTCGTCAGGCTCGGTATTGCGCCGCGTCATCAGTGCGAGGACGTGCTCCATCGAGATGGCCAGCTCGGGAACAGTGGCGTAGTGAGTCTTGACCAGGTACATCTCCTCGGGGACGCCTTCGGGAAGGTCGGGAGTGTTGGTCTGCATCGCGGACAGGGCTGCGTCCACGGCCATCCATAGCCGTGCGTTCTCTTGGGATCGGTTGAAGTCGCCATCGGATACTGGAGGGTGCTGCCTGATCAGCTTGAACACCACTTCGTATGCGGGCCACCATCGATTTTGCACGCGGTGGTAGGCGCTCATGAGGTTCCCTTCGGGCCGGCCGGTGGGCGCGGCTGTGGCGGTGGGTGGCTGGGCGGCTTCGGCTTCGGGGGCGCGAGGACATCCGCCAGCGATAGGTCCAGGCGGGTGGCGAGGTCTAGCGCGCGCCGTGTGGTGATGTCGTTGGCGCCGCTGAGCCAGCGGTAGAGCTGCGCCCGGCTGACCTTCAGTAAGGCGCAGCGCTGGGCGACGGTGGTGGCGCCCAGCGCTGCGCACCGCTCGTTGATCTTGGCGAAGTTCAGGGACGCACGTGTCTCACCTCCGGACACCTGGGTTGTCTCAGTCACGAGATTGAGACTGTCACGACAGTGGACCGTCCCGCAAGTGGGACGGGTCATCCGAACGGCTGATTTGTCTCGTCTACGAGACAGGTAGTGTCTCGGATATGGGACAACGCACCCTAAGTTTTATGGGCTACCGGCGCCGACGCGCCCGCCGCGATGGGTTACGTCCGCGCGGCCGGCCGCGTACCTTGTCTCTTATGCGAGACACTCCGTTGGGCTCGACGTGGGCCGCATATTTGCGCGCCGCGCGCCGGGCCGCCGACCTGACCCCGGCCGGCCTGGCCAAGACCGCCAGCGTGGGCCGGGCCACCATCTACAGGTATGAGGCCGGCGAGGCCCGGCCCGAGCGTGTGGAGATCGTCATCCGGATCGCCGACGCGCTCGGGCTCGACCTCGACGAGGCGCTGATCGCTGCCGGACTCCGGCCTGGCGCCGCCGCGGTCCGTCCCCGGCGCCAGGTGCCGCCCGACCCGGAGGTGGCGCTGCTCCAGCGTCGGCTGGGCGACCCGGCCACCCCCGAGCGCGACCGGGAGATGATCCGCGACTTCTTGCGCGCGATCAACCGGCGGCTGGGCGACGATGACCGGGCGGCGGCCGGCTGATGCCCTACGTGCGCCGCCTGCCTTCCGGCCGCTGGCAGGCCACCGTCCGCAACCCCCGGCTGCCGCCCGGCCGGAACCGGCTGACCAAGAGCCACCCGCTGCGAAAGGTGGTGACGGAGTGGGCGCGCGAGCAGGAGGCCGCGTTCGCCCGGGGCGAAACCCGGGATCCCCGGGCCGGCCGGGTCACGGTGGGCGACTGGTACGCCCGCTGGTCGGCCGCGCACGTGGTCGCTGCCGGCACCCGCCGCAAGCTCGAGACCTACTGGCGGACGCACTGCGAGCCGAAGTGGGCGGCCTGGCGGCTGGCTGACGTGACTCGGATGGAGGCGCAGGGATGGGTCCGCCAGCTCGAGCAGACCCGGGTGACCGGTCGGTGGGGCCGGCCGCTGGACCGGTTGCTGGCGCCGGCCACGATCGAGCAGATCGTCACCGTGATGAGCAGCTTGTACGCCGCGGCCCTGGCCGAGCGCCCGCCGCTGGTGCTGGACAGCCCGTTCGCCGGCCTGGCCCTGCCGACCGTGCCGCCCGGCCGGATCGTCTGGTACACCCGCGAGGAGCACGCCGCGATCGTGGCTGCGCTCCGGGCGGTCGCCGGCGGCCAGCCTTGGGCGGTGATGGCCGACCTGGCCGGGCACGTCGGGTTGCGATACGGCGAGCTCGCCGGGCTCCCGGGCAACCACGTCAACTGGCTGCGCCGGGAGATCAACGTCTGGCAGGTCCGGACCCGGGCTGGCATCGTGCCGGTTCCGAAGTCCGCCCGGTCGCACCGGACCGTCCCGGTCCCGGACCGGATCATGCTGGACCTGGCCGCGCTGGTCCGGGGCCGGCCGGTCGACGCCCTGGTCTTCGAGTCCCGGGCCTGGCACTCGGACTGGCGCCGGCGCTGGTACGCCGCGGTGGCTGCCGCCGGCGTCCCCCGGCACCCGCCGCACGTCCTGCGCCACACCGCCGCCAGCTGGCTGGTGATGGCCGGCGTGGACCTCTACCGGGTCCAGGCGCTGCTGGGCCATGAGTCGTATGCGACCACCCAGCGCTACGCCCACCTGGCGCCGGGCGCGCACGAGGCGATCCGCGAGGTCTGGGCTGCTGACGCACCAGCGACGAACCTGGCCCAGGTGGTAAATCTCGACCGGGCGAGAAAGGGGGCCTGACGTGCAGCGCAAGGGCGGGCACTCGGATCTGGTAGACACCACCGAGAGGTGTTGAAGGCCCCTGCTCACGGGGCCGACAGACCGCCCGACCTGCACCCGAGTGTCAACTGGTGTCAATCGGTGTCAACGGGTGTTCCAAGATCATGACGCACGATTGACTTATGATCATCCCCCAGGCACAGTCGCACCCGGGGCAGTGATCTGGCGACCAGCTCACATACCGGCTCGACCGCCGCGGCCACGGCGGGGGTCGGCGTCGGCGTCGGGCTGGGTCCGGGGGCGGCTGCCGGTTCGGGCGCCGGTGGCTTGACGGGCAGCGGCGGCGTGGCGGTGGTGGCGGCGCGTGGTTCTGGATCCGGTGTGGCGGTCTCGGCGGGTGGTGGTGGCGCTACCGCTGGAGGGCTGTCCGGTAGGCCTGGCGGCCCCGGCGTCAGCATCACCCCGGCGACTAGGGTGACCGCCGCCGCCGCGGCCCCGACTCCGAGCTCAACCTTGCGGCGGGTCAACCACGCGGCGCTGCCGGTCAGCGCGGCGACCAGTCCGCCCCGGATCAGCCGCAGGTGCCGGGGCTTGGTGGGCGGCGGCGCCGGGTCGCCACGGGCCAGCACGACGGCCATCGCGGTCGCGGTCTCCACCTGGTGACGCAGGTGCGCCAGCTCGCGGCGCTGCTTCCGGGTCACCAGAACGAGGGTGCTCAGGGCGACTACGGACAGGGCTACCGACAGTAGTGTCCACATCATCTGTAGTCGGTACCACAGCGGTCGTCCTTTGTCCACTCCAGGTGATGTCTCCGGGTGAACTCCAGTCTCCGGGGCGGTAGACGGTGGCCACCAGTACCGTCCCATCAGCACGTGGACGATGCCGGTTCGGGCGTGTGGACAGCGGGACGATCCACCCGTCCTTGCGCAGGTACCCGACCTGCTCTAGGGCTGCCTCTAGGCTTGGCCACGGCTCGGCGCAAACGTCCGCGGCCTCAGCGAAGGGGGTAGCCGGAACCCCCAGCTCACCCGCCATGGCGCACCCCCTCCGCTGAGGTGGGTCCTGGCCGCCGACTTGGGCGAAGTGACGGCCAGGAATCCCCCCGTGCTACCGAGGGAGACCCTCGCACACTATGGCAACCCTGTATCCGATGTCAACACTGGTGTCTATCCGGTAGGCTCTCGGGTGCTACCGAGGGAGCACCTGATGACGCGCTGGGAGGCGCTGGCGGAGTCGATCCGCGAGCAGATCCGTGGAGGAAGGTTGAAGCCGGGTGACCGGCTGCCGTCGTACGCCGACCTGGAGAAGTCAGGGCTGGATTATCCCGTTTCGTACGGGACAGTACGGATGGCCGTTAATGTCCTGAAGGCTGAGGGGTGGGTGACCAGCCAGCAGGGTATCGGCATGTTCGTCCGCGGTGACCCCGGGCGTCCCGTCAAGGCTGTGGAGTAATCTCCACCACCTTCCCGGATTTTGACAAACGTCCGTTAGTGGAATACGATCCGTGATCATGATGGGGTTGTCTGTCTGAACAGCGCGTCTTCGCGCCGTAGCACTCCTCTCCCCCCGGGCTGGCTCACCATCAGAGCGCGCATCCTGCGCCGTGATCCGGTGTGCCGGCTCCAGACCCGTTGCACCGGCGCCCCCGCTACCGAGGTCGACCACGTGGGTCACCCGGATGATCATTCGGACGAGAACCTCCGCGGCGTTTGCGCGTACTGCCACGCCCGGAAGACCGGTCAGCAGGGCGCCGCGATCGCTAACATCGGCCGCTCGAAGGCTGCGTGCAGGCGCCCCGTCCCACCCCACCCAGGATTTAGGAGGTAGCCATGCCTGGTGTACCCGGTCAGTTGAGTGGTAAGCCTCCAAAGAGGAGCGACCAGCGTCGCCGGCAGAACAAGGTCAGCCCGCCTGTCGAGAAGGCTATCGGCGCAGAGAATGTGCCGATTCCCCCGGTGGACAAGGACTGGCACCCGCTCGTGCAGGCGCTGTACGAGTCGCTCCCCGACTCTGGGCAGTCCCAGTTCTTCCAGCCGAGCGACTGGGCGGTCGCCCAGGTGGTCTGCGAGAGCCTTTCCCGTGAGCTGCGTCCGATGATCGTGACCGATCAGGATGGTCATGCCATTCTGGGTAACGACGGCAGGCCGATGACGCGCAAGCTGCCGCTGCGGGGCTCGTCCCTGTCCGCGTATCTGCGCGCCTTCCAGGGACTTCTGCTCATCGAGGGCGACCGGCGTCGGCTCCGCCTGGAGTTGGAGCGGAGGCAGCCGGGCGGGGACAAGAGCCACGCGCCGGGGGTCCCGAACCTCGATGACTACCGCGCTCGCCTGGCCGCCGGCTGAGCTGCCGGCACCGCTTGATCGCCTAGACACCCTCCCGCCCTTCCCGGTCGACGGGTCCGTACTCACACTCGCCCCGCAGATCGTGTACTGGGCTGAGTCGACCCTGATCCAGCCCAACGGCCCGCGGGCGGGCAAGCCGTTCCAGTTCACTCCGCGTCAACTGAGATTTCTAATGTGGTGGTACGGCGTGGACGATGATGGTGTCTGGCTGTTCGAGCACGGTGTGCGGCGCCTCGCCAAGGGTTCCGGTAAGAGTCCGTTCGCAGCCGTTGTCGGGCTGTGTGAGTTCTGTGGCCCGGTCCGGGTGCACGACATAGACCACAAGCGACGCATCGTAGTCGGCAAGCCGATGACTATGCCCTGGGTGCAGATCGCGGCCACCGCTGAGTCTCAGACCGGCAACACCATGCGCATGGTCCGGGCGTTCGCGCCGAAGGGCTCGCCAATCGTCACCAGGTACAACTTGGACCCAGGCAAGGTCAAGTACTATCGGTTGCCAGAAGGCAAGCTGGAGGTCATCTCCAGTTCTCCGACCGCGGCTGAGGGCGCCGAGCCTTCTTTGATCATCGGCGATGAGCGCGAGCACTGGCGGCCGAACAACGGCGGTGTGGAGTTGGCCAACACGCTGGATGACAACCTGGCCAAGTCCGGCAGTCGGATGCTCGGGACCGAGAACGCCTGGGTACCCGGGCAGGAATCGGTTGCTGAGAAGGCGTGGGACGCCTGGGTGGCGCAGGAGGAAGGCCGTGTGGTCGAAGCCGCCGGGCGCGTCCTCTACGACGCGCTGATCACCCGCCCAGACCTCGACTGGTACAGCGAGCAGGCGGTCCGCGGTGAGATGGAGCGCCTGTACGCCGACGCTTGGTGGCAAAATGTGGACGCCGTAGTCAAGCGGATCTTCTCTCCGCGCTCGAATCTCAGTGACTCTAAGCGGAAGTACGGTAACCGCCCGGCGACCGCTGAGGACGCTTGGATCGAGCCTGAGCAGTGGGCGGCACTACGGGCGCTGCGCAAGGTCGAGGACGGCGAGTCTATCGTCATGTTCTTCGACGGCTCCAAGTCCCGCGACGCCACCGCGCTGATCGGCTGTTGTATGAGCGACGGGCACGTGTTCCGGCTTGGTGTGTGGGAGCCGCCTAAACAGGACCACACCGCAAGCAGTAACCGCAAGCCGGGCCAAGCCCCTAAGTGGGTAGTCCCGGTAGCTCAGGTGGATGCCAAGGTTCGCTGGGCGCGTGACGTTTACGACGTGGTGGGCTTCTTCTCGGACGTGCGCGAGTGGGAGAGTTTCGCCAAGATCGAGTGGCCGAAGCTGTTTGGCGACGAGCTGTTGGCCGAGGCGGTGCCGGGTGGGAAGGACCCGCAGAAGATCGCCTGGGACATGAGCGGGCACCTCTACGAGTTCACGAGGGCGTGCGAGCTGACCCACGCCGAGATCGAGGACAAGCTGTTTACGCAGGACGGCGACGCGGCTGTCACACGGCACGCGGGCAACGCGCGGAACCGGCCCAACAAGTACGGCACGTCGATCGGTAAGGCATCCAAGGATTCGCCCGACAAGATCGACAGCATCGTGTGCGTGATCGGTGCCCGGATGGTACGGCGGCTGGTACTCGCATCACCGAAGTGGAAGAAGCGCCGGCGTAAAACCGGTCGTGCCGCGTGTATATAGGAGGGAGGTGAACCGGTGGCAAATAAGGGCTTGACTGACGCGGAAGCTGTTAAGCAGGCACAGGTTTTGCTCGACATTCGCGCGCAGGAGAAGCAGCGTCTAGACGACGTACGGCACTACCTCAAGCCTGATCGCAACCGCCGGATCAACTTCCTGGTTACTGGAACGCCCAGGGAAGTTGTCGCGCTGGCCCGGATCAGCAAGGTCAACCTGATGCCGTTTGTGCTTAGGTCGGCTTACCAGTCGATGTACGTTGAGGGTTTCCGGATTCCCCCCGGTGACGAGAACCACCCCGCCTGGGCAGCGGCTTGGCAGGCCAACAAGATGGACGCCAGGCAGATCGGCATCCACAAGGCAGCGCTGGCTTACGGTAAGAGCTACGCCACCGTCCTTCCGGGCGAGCGCGGCCCGATGGTCCGCGGCCACAGCCCCCGCATCTTGACTACCGCTTGGCGTGACGACGAAGACTGGCCGGAGTACGCCATCGAGTGGCGTGCCCGCAGTGCCCGGTGGCGATTGTACGACAGCACCCACATCTACGAGTTCGTTCCGCAAGGGGATCCCGGTACCATCCCGCAGAAGCTGGACGTAGTGGACCGCCGTGCGCACAACATGGGGGTTACCCCCGTGGTCTGCTACCACGAGACGGTAGATCTCGACGACCCGCCGGCCGGCATCATAGAGCCGCTGTATGACCTACAGGATCAGACCGACCTGACCACGTTCGGGCTGATGGTCGCCCAGCACTATGGCGCATTCAGGCAGCGGTACATCTTGGGTTGGCTGGGCGACGATGAGGCAGCGCGGCTGAAAATGAGCGCTTCCCGTCTCATGACCTTTGAGGACTCCGGGGGGCCTGACGGCATCACGGTTGGTGAGTTCGGGCAGACTGACTTGAGTGGCTACATCGCTTCCCGTGAGGCGACCGTGCGGCATATGGCGATTACCAGCCAGACCTCTGTCGCCGAGATGCTGGGGACGTTGGCCAATTTGTCCGCCGACGCTCTTGCTGCCGCTGACGAGAGCCGCAATCGGGCCAGTACCGAGTACCGCACGGTCATGGGCGAGGACCACGAGCAGATGTTGGGTCTTGCCGGTCGGCTCATTGGTAACATCCCGGACCAGGCTGCCGAGACCCGCTGGCGGGATACGCGGGTCACCACCCTGGCCCAGCTGGTTGACGCACTCGGTAAGGCGGCCACCATGCTGGAGATCCCGTCGCGGGCGCTGTGGGACCCGTTCGCCGACGCGATAGGCGCCAGCCAGACCGAGGTTGCCCGGTGGGACACGCTGCGTCAGGAGGCGCAGAAGGGCGACGCACTGAGTCGCCTGGTGGACAGCATCGACCGTCAGGGCCGTGGTCCGGGTGCCAACAACAGCTGAGGCGCTGACCCTGATCGAGGCGTACCGCCGGCGTACGGTCGTGCTGCGCGCCCGCTTCGTCCGCGAGTTCGTGGCGCTGTGGCCCGGTCCGGAAGCGCTGCTCGACCCGGCTCTGCGGGCCGCTTGGATGGGTCTGGTCATCGAGCTGGTGAGGCAGTGGCGGCCGGTCTTCCACCAGCTCGCCCTGGAGCACTACCGGCAGCAGGCCACGCTCGACACCGGCGCCGTGCCGGCGGTGCTGGTGGCCGGCACGGTCCCCGTCGCTGAGCTGGAGGCCGGCCAGGTGGTAGGGGCGATGCTGGTCACCGCGATCGGCCCGTTGTTCCGCACGCAGCGTCGGATCGACCTGCTCGCCCGCAGCGAGCCGCGACAGGCGTTGTTCCGGCGGGCCGAGCCCCGCGCGCTGGCCGCTGCCGCCGAGAGCGCCGCCCGGGTCGCGCTCAACGCCGGGCGCCAGGCGGTCGAGAACACCATCGCCCAGGACCGGCTGGCCCGCGGTTGGATGCGGGTCACCGACGGCGACCCCTGTGCCTTCTGCGCGATGCTGGCCAGCCGTGGCGCGGTCTACAAGAGCGCGCAGTCCGCTGGGTTCGAGCTGGACCCGGTGCGCGGCGAGATCAACCGGTATCACGACAATTGCGGCTGCCAGGTGGTGCCGGTCTTCACCCGGACCCCGGTGCTCCCGGGCACCACGCAGCGCGCCGAACAGCTCTGGCGGGACTCGCAGCGCGCAGCCCGCGCGGCCGGCGAGCTGGATCGTGGCACCAGCAACGACCCCCTCAACGCGCTGCGCCGCCACATGGCCGGCGCGGGGAATGGGTGATGGCACAGCTGACGGCCGGCCGTCGCAAGGCGTTGCCGGACAGCGCGTTTGCCATCCCAGAACGTCGGGCCTACCCGATCCACGACCGAGCTCACGCGCGAAACGCACTGGCCCGGGTCGCGCAGCACGGTAGCCCGGAGGAGAAGCGTCGGGTTCGGCGCGCCGTCAAGCGGCGCTTTCCGGGCATCGATGTAGGTAAGTAGCGCCTGCCGCGACGGCGGGCTTGAGAGGAGGGGCGCGATGCCCAAGGACGAGGACGAGAACAAGAACGACAGCCCACCCGCGACGGGTGGCGGCACCAATGATGGTCTCGGCGACGCCGGGAAGCGTGCGCTCCAGGCAGAACGGGAGCGCGCTAAGAAGGCGGAGGCCGATGCGAAGGCAACTCGCGACGAGCTTGCCAAGCTGAAGGCCGCGGACGATGCCAAGAAGTCCGATATGGACAAGCTGATCGAGAAGATCAGCGCCATGGAGAAGCGGGCGGCCGACGCTGAGCAGCGAGCCTTGCTCGGCGAGGTAGTGGCCGAGACCGGGCTGTCGATGGCGAAGGTTCAGCGGCTCCGGGGCAGCACGGTCGAGGAGCTGATGACTGACGCCGAATCGGTCTTCGACTGGAAGCCCAAGCCCGAGGGGGACCAGCCCACACCGTCCACACCGTCCACGCCGTCCACACCGCCGATCGTCCGTCAGCGGGAGAAGCTGACACCCGATCCCGGTCCCGGCAGCACCAGCCCCCCGGTAGAAGACGACCGTAGCAAGATCCTGGCCGCGATCCCGCGGCTGTAGCCACAACCACGCGGCTCCAGGCATGGAGGCTGATCGTGGTCCACGTATAGAGGAGTTTCCATGCCTAATCAGTTTCTCAAGCCTACCGTCATCGCCAACACCGCAGTCGACCTGCTCTTTCGGGAGCTGGTGATCGCACGCACCGTGTGGACCGATGCGATCGCGCCGGCCGAGTTCGAGGGCGCCTTCGGTGACACTGTGGACATGCGGGTCCCGGCGCGCCGGGTCGCTACCACTCGGGTGCTGCGTGCCGGCACGCCGATCGTGGCCGAGCAGAGCAACGAGTTCAGTGTCCCCGTGAAGCTGGACACCGACGTGTACAACGCGGCTACCATCACCGACGAGGAGCTGACGCTGGACATCACCAGCTTCGGTGGCCAGATCCTCATGCCGCAGGTGCGGGCGGTTGCCGAGGGCGTCGAGGACCAGATCGCGGCGCAGATCACCGGCGCTACCTACCAGACGCCGCTGACTCTCGACTACAACCTGGCCGAGTTCGCCACCGGCACCGACATCGACTGGTACAAGCTGGCGGTCCGGGCGCGCAAGCTGCTCAACGACCGCAACGTGGCCAAGTCTGGCCGGTGGCTGCTGATCGGCAGCAACATCGAGGAGCAGATCCTGCTCAACGACCGGTTCAACAAGTTCGACAACATCGGCAGCTCGGCGGAGAACGCGCTGCGCGAGGCGGCGATCGGTAGAATCGCCGGTTTCACCGTGGTTCCGTCCAACGGCATCCCTGCCGACGAGGCGTACGCCTATCACCGGACCGCGTTCGTGCTGGCCGCCCGCGCCCCGCGGGTTCCGCAGGGAGCATCGTTCGCGGCCACCCGCGGCCTCGGGTCGGCGGAGGCTCAGCAGATGGGCGCCGCCGCGTCGTTCGGCGGGGTGTCCGTGCGCTGGCTGATGGACTACGACTACACCAACACCACCGACCGGTCCCTGGTCAACACCTGGACCGGCACGGCCGCAGTGGTCGACCCGATCACCCCGACCAACCCGGCATCGCTGTCCCAGCTGGAGCGGGCAATCAAGTTCATCGACGGTCCGGGCGTCTGATGACCACCCCCGGGGGGGATGCTGGGCTTCCTGAGCTCGGCATCCCCATCACCACCCAGACCCCGCTGGGGCACATCGTGTCGGCGCTACGCAAGATTGGCCATACCGACGTGGCCGAGATGAAGGTGCTGGCCGCCCGCTACCGGGACCAAGCGCGTGTCCACGCGTTGACCGGTCACGTCGCCGTGGTCCGCCTGCCGGAGGCTGATCGCCTGGCGACTCCGCCCGAGGTGCGCGAGCCGTCTGCACGGGAGCTCCGTGCGTGGGCCACCAGCAAGGGCATCGACGTGCCGGTGCGGGGTTCGTTACGCCGCGAGGTGTACGACGCCTATCGAGCCGATGTGTTGGCCAGCATGGTCCCGTTCAAGGGCGGCGCGCCGATTCCCGCTGAGCCGAAGGACTGAGGCGTGGCCGCGGCACTGTTGACCCTGGCCGAGCTGGAGACCCGACTGGGGTACACGCTCCCTGGTGCGCTGTCGGACAAGGCGGAGGCCGAGCTGATCGATGCCTCCGCCATCGTCCGCCAGCATGCCCGGGGGCTGCTCGACGCCGTGGAGCCGCCGGACGTGCCACCGGGCATCGTGGCCGTGATGGTCTCGATGATGCGGCGGGTCACGGTCAACCCGAACGCCTTTTCCGGCCAGGCTATCGACGGGCACCAGTGGCAGGCAGGGCAGCCGACCGGCATCTTCGCCAACAGGCACGAGATCAGGGCGATCCGCCGAGAGCTCGATCTGCTCGGTATCGGCAGCATCGTCATGGAGGGCGACCTGCCGATGCCGATTCGTCAGGGGCTGGCCAGCTTCGATGACGAGCTCGCCGACAGCTTCCCGAACCCATAGGAGAATCATGAAGACGACCAGGTATCAGAACACGGTGTCCGGGCGGTACGTGGACGTGCCCACCGGCTCGGACCAGGAAGCCCGGCTGAACCTGAAGCTGTGGCAGAAGGTCACCCCGCGTTCGGGCACCAAGCCGGGTACCGGTGCAAGTAACTCCTAACACGACGGTCACGATCTGGCAGGCCGCCTCGATCAACTCGTACTCGGGTGCTCGGGTAGACGACGCCGTGGTGGCCGCCGGCGTCGCCGCGCACCTGCTGGAGCGGCCGGCCACCCGGCCCCGCACCGGCGCCCAGGGCCGCGCGGTCGAAAGCCCGAGTAGCGACACCCCGCGCATTCTGCGGGTCTTCTCGCTGCGCGTGCCCTTCGGCACGCCGATCGATCGCGACTCCAAGGTCGTCGACGACCGGACGGGCCGCACGTTCGGGGTCGACTCGGCTAGGGCGCACAGCAACACCATGCCCGATGCCGACCTGATCGTGGAGCTCACCGCCGTCGACACCCAGGACCCGTAGGAGCAGGTATGGCGCGGAGAAGTGTGCTCGTGCATCTCATCACCGGGGAACCCCGCTTGGGCGGGTGGTGTGACGCCTGCCTGTTGCCGTCCGTAGTGGAGGTTGACGCACTGGCGCTCTTGCCCTGTGGTGTTACTCGGGTGGCCACCTTCCATGGCTGCGTTGACTGCGGTGATCCGGGTGGCTGGGCGCGCCAGCTGGTGGAGGCGTAGTGGCCCGGTTCGTGGAGAACCCGTTCTGGACCCAGCGCCTCGACGGCATCGTGGATGACCGGGTGGTCGAATACGTCGCCGAGGAGGTCCGCGAGGATGCCGGCCGGTTCGCCCCGGTCGGCGCTACCGGGCGGCTCAAGCACAGCTTCATCGTGGTCAAGCCGCGCGAGCTGGTGCGCTACGTCGGGTCCACGCTGTTCTACTGGCGGTTCGCCGAGAAGGGCACCTCGGCGCACGACATCACCGCGGGCAGCGTCGGACGCTCGGGCACGGTCAGCGGAACGAAGGCGCGTGCCGGCAGCGTCCTGGTCTGGCCGCCAGCGTTCCGCCCGTTCCTACGGGTCCGCCACCCCGGCGGGACCGCCAAGCCACACCTGAAGCGCGCGCTGTTCAAGAAGCGCGCATTGCCGAGGTTCTAATGGCCAAACCTGTCAGCTCCGAACTCGCGGTGTGGGCCTGGCTCCAGAGCATCCCCGGCATCACGCCGGCCATGGTGGGTACCCGGCTGCCACAGGACCAGACAACCTGGGCGACCACCGGCTTCGTGCGGGTCGGCCCGGAGTTCGGCGGCGCGCTGCATCGCGAGCTCCCGGTGCGCTCGCCGGTTATGGAGCTGCACACCTACGGAACCAATCCGGGGACCAACCAGCCCGGCTGGCAGGCGGCCAGCGATCTGGCCGAGCTGATCATTCAGGCGTGCTACGCGAACCACAGCCTGAACAACGCCCTGGACATGCCGGTGTCCGGCTACCGGCAGGCCCGGGTGTGCGGGGTCTGGCCGGACACCGACCCGCACCGCGATCACAACGACGTGGCTGACTACGGCCACTTCGAGCTAGATGTCGAGTTCCGGTGGATCGAAATCCCCGAATAGGAGAGAGCTATGGCTGGACCGAGCACAACCATCACCACTACGGACATCCTGATCGGTCCCGGCCAGCTCTGGTGGGGCCTGTTCCCCCTGGAGCCAGCCGACGCGGACATCGGAGCCCCGCCGGGCGCCGGGTTCACAGACGCTGGCGCGACCTCCGGCGGTTTGACCCAGACCGTCGTCCAGACTTTCTTCGAGGCCGAAGTCGACCAGGCTGTCGACGCGGTGGCGCGGCGACTGATCAATCGCCGGGTCACCCTGGCGACCAGTATGGCTGAGGCGACGCTGGAGAAGCTGGCCATCGCCCTGAACCATGACCCGGCAACCGCGGTGTCCACGATCGTGGGACCACCGGCAGCCAAGAAGCTCGAGCTGCTGGTCGGCCAGGACGCGATGCGGCTCACCGATCTGGTCATCGTCGTGGACGGCTTCGCCCCCAGCGACGGTGCCGCGAAGATGCGCCGGACCATCATCCGCAAGACCAACTCGATCGAGTCGGTGGGCAAGGCGTACCAGAAGGACGCGACCACGCTGATCCCGGTCACCTTCGGCGCGCTCTACGTCGACGCCACCACCTCCCCGGTCGCCTGGCTGGACGAGACGTGAGTAGGGGCCGCGGGCGGAGACCCCGCCCGGCTGCGGGGCGGCCAACCGAGTACGTACCACCGCGGATCACTACCGCGCCGGCTGAGGGCGAGGAGGCACCCGCCGTCGTGCGGGTCCCCCTGTTCTACCTCGATGACAAGGAGTACCTGGTCCCGAAGCACCTGCCGCCGGCAGTGGGGCTGCGCTACCTGCGGGACATTCGCGACGGTCGGGGCCTGGACGGCGCGGTCGCCGAGCTGCTGACCGAGGCGATCGGCGAGGAGGGTTTCGACGCGCTCTGTGATCACGACGCGATCGATCGTGATCAGATGAGCACGATTGTTGATCGTGTGCTCCAGATAGCGCTGGGCGGGGTCGGCGCCGATGACAAGGGAAAATCCTAGCGCGGACCGTCGAACTCGTCTGGATCCTGGATCACCTGGACGACATCGAGTCCGACATGTCCGCAATCCACCGGGTGGATGACCCGTACGCCCTGTCCGCGCACCGGTTCTTCGCACAGGTTGAGCGGCTCGCGGCGTATCCGGGCGTGATGCAGGTCCGCGCGCAGCAGCAGGAGGTCGTGCAGGCCGCCCCAGAGACCGGCCCGACTGCCCTGCCGGGCACCCCGCACACCTCGGCAGGGCAGTCGGTGCCGCTGGAGCAGGCGATGGTCCACGCGGGCTTCCAGGGCGATGGCAGGAGCTTTCCACCGGTGTTCGAGCAGATCAAGAGGGAGCGGTGATGGCGTATCTGGCGCAGAGGATTCAGGTCTACCGGGACGGGTCTACGGGCATCAGGATCTGGATCGACGGGCAGGAGCTGCCGTGGGGGACCACCGGTGGTGTGGATGTCCATGTCGAGGGCCGCGGCCAGATGCCCGGCGTGACAATCACGCTCGCAGCTGAGTGTGTGGAGGTCGTCGACTCGCTCCTGGGTCTTGAGCCTGCGTCCGAGTTCGAGGCCGCGCCTGTGCCTGAGGATGACCTCGCCGGTGGCTAACGGCTTCAAGATCGCCGATGGATACGTAGAGATCCACGGCGAGGTAGACCGCAACCAGATCCGCGGCGCTGCCCGCCGCGCCGGCGACCAGAGCGGCGACCACTTCTCCCGGGCCATGGGCGACCGGATAGGCCGCGACCTGTGGACCCACTTCCAGAAGGCGTCCCACCCGGGCCAGGTTCGGGTCCGCTCCCGCCTTGTCCGGGACATGGGCGACTTCGTAGGGGAGAACGCCGGGCGCCGGGCCGCCTTCAGCTTCTGGGTAGCGTTCGGCCGGGACGGGTTCAAGCCCAACCACGCAATTCTTAGTGCGTTGCGCACCGGCATCCCGGGCTTCCTGGCCTCGCCGGTGGGTCTGGCTGGTGCCGCCCTGGGTGTCATCTTCCTGGGCGCCTTCGCCTCAGCCATCCTCGGCGGTGCCGGGCTCGCGCTGGTCGGCGGCGCCATCATCGGTCTGGGCGCGCTCGGAGCCGCCGCGGCCCAGCAGACGAAAGACGCCTGGATAAACACCGGTCAGGTCATCAAGGAGTCCTTTCAGGATAGTGCGCTCGGGCTGGTCGAACCAGTCACCCGGGCTGCCGACCAGGTGAGCAGCGCTTTCGCCAAGCGGATAGCTCCGCAGCTCCAGGAGATGTTCACGTCGATCGCGCCCGCGATCGGCCCGTTGACCGACTCGCTGCTGGACGCTGCCGGTAGGTTCGCCGAAGGGATCGCGCCGAACATCGAGGACCTGGTGCCGACCTTGATTGAGATCGGGGAGCACCTTCCCGGACTGGCCGAGGACGCGGCCCGGTTCGTCAACATCTTGATTGACAATGGACCCGAGATCGCGGAGGCGTTCGGCGGAGCGCTGGACGTGATCGGAGATCTGGTGATCTTCCTGGGCCATGCAATTGCGGTCGGCAGCAAGATCTTCAACTTCTTCTCGGGCATCAAGGCATTCATGACTGACAGCGATGTTGCCCGGTTCTTCGCGGGCGGCCCGCTGCTCAGCCTGTTGAGCAAGCCCTTCGGGGGGCCTGATCTGATAGACATCTTCACCGCTAAAGGCTCCAAACTGGAGGGTGTGGAGAATGTCTTCAGGAAGGTTGAGGACAGCGCGGACGGTGTGGTGCCGTCGATGATGAACGTGTCCGACGCAACCGGGATCGCCGGTATGCAGATGGGCAAGGCTGCCGAGGCCGCCGGCGGGTTGTCCGCCGCTCTGGACCTGCTCAACGGCGGGACCTTGTCCGCCCGGGACGCCGAGCGGGCCTTCCAGCAGGCGATCGACGACGCCGACGACAGCTTGGAGGAGCACGGCAAGACCCTCGACATCAACACCGAGGCCGGGCGCGATAACCAGGCCGCGCTCGACGCCATAGCTAAGTCCGCTCAGGACTCCGCGGATGCGATCTTCGCGCTCACCGGCGACACCGACGCAGCCACGGCCAAGCTCATGGAGGGCCGGGAGGCGCTGATCGCCGTCGGGATTGCGATGGGCCTGAGCGCCGAGGATGCGAAGGCTCTGGCAGATGAGATCCTTGGGATTCCCAAGGAGTGGAGCACCCAGTACGAGAACAACTTGGCCGCACAGGCCGGGCCGATTGCTGCCTACATTCGCCAGATTGAGGGCATCCCGAAGTCGAAGACGGTGACGATCACGACCCGGTTCGTCAATCAGTTCCTTGTGGACGAGTTCGGGGTGAACGCTTCGACCATCAGTAACCGGTACGGCGGCGTCTACATGGCCGCTGAGGGTCTCCTGTCAACCAGCCGGCTGTTCCCGCCGGGCAACCGGACGCTGTTCGGCTTCCGGGAACCGGACACCGGGGGCGAGGCGTTCATCGCCAAGAACGCGCCCCGTGAGCGCAGCCTGGACATCGCTGCGCAGGCCGCCGCCTGGCACAACGCCGCGGTTGTGCCGCTGGAGCGGATGGCGCAGCTGGCGGCCGGCTCGGCGCGCGGCGGCGGGAGCTCGCGGCGCCCGATCGAGATTCACATCGAGGTGGGAGGCGAGGTGGTCCGCGTGGTCCGCACGGTCATCGACGACGACCGGGACGACCTGGCCCGCGACGTGCTGGCCGGCTCAGGGTTCGCCCGATGACCATCGCGCTGGCCTACCTGGGCGACCTCAGTCGGGTCCGGATCACACTGACCGACCTGCCCAATGGTCTGGTCCACGTGGAGCGTTCCACCAACCAGCTGTTCTGGCAGACCGTGCGCGGCGGCAAGGCGCTGGTCGTCGAGGCAGGCGGCGCGGTCCTTGACGATTACGAGTTCGCCTCCGATGTGGAGAACTTCTACCGATTGACGATCTTGGAGCTGGAGGGTCCGCTGATGGAGGTTTTCGAGGCCAGTGGCACGTGGACCAAGCCGCTGGGGCTGGTCGCGGTGCGGGTGCGGCAGGTCGGCGGCGGCGGGTCGGGCGGCGGCTGCGCCGCTACCGGGGTCGGGGAGGCGTCGGAAGGTGGCGGCGGGGGTGGCGGGGAGTACGCCGAGGCGATCATCCCAGCTTCGGCCCTGGGTGCCACAGAGACGGTCACCGTGGGCACCGGGGGTGCCGGTGCGGCGGCTGGAGCCGCTGGTAGCAACGGGCTTGCTACCTCGTTTGGAGCCCATCTGATCACGAACGCTGGCAGCGCCGGTAACGCTGGTGCTGCTTCTTCCGGCAACCTGTTCACCGCGGGTGGCAACGGCGGCATCGGCGGCGGCGGTACCGCCACCGAGAAGTTCGACGTGGACGGTGATGACGGCGGACCGGGGTCGGTGATCAATGGTCGCGCGGCCAAGGCGGCACGTGGTGGCGGGACCGTGCTCGGTGCCGGTGGCTACTCGTCCACGTTGTCGTCGACCGGCCTGGTGGGGCAGAGGTATGGCGGCGGGTCGACCGGCGCGGCCAACAGCGCCAGTGATACCGCGCGGGGGTCCACAGCCGGCGCGGCCGGTGTTGTGATCGTGGAGAACATCTTCTGGCCGCCGGGAGCGTGAGGTGGCCAATCAGGACAGCATCACCCCGTCACTGGCTGGCCAGGTCTGGCTGAAGTCGGTTCAGCACCCGTTCCTGAATCGCCCGGTCCACGTGCAGACCTGGGGTGGGGTCGGGCGGCCCGGTCGGTCGAGCGTGTTCGACACCGTGGGTAACTCGGCGCCGGTCTCCCGCGGTGACGTGCGTGGCTCGCGAGGCTGGAGCATGACGATCATCACCGGCGACATATTCGACTCGGAGGTCGAGGCCCTGGAGCAGGCCCGCGACTTCGACCTGATCCTGGCCACCGGCGACATCTTCTTCGTCCACGTGCCGCCCGATCGCGGGGTGCCGGGCGGGTACGTGGACATCCTCAATGAGACCAACGAGGACCGCTACCCCCGCAAGGGTGAGGACGGCACCCGTACCTTCGAGCTGAGCTGCAAGGTCATGCGGCAGCCGGCGCCCGAGATCATAGGCGGCACCATGACCTACGACGCGCTGCTGAACCTGTACGGCGGGTACAACAACGCGGCTGCCGCCAACGCCACCAACAACGCGCTGCTCAATCTCATGGCCACACCTGAGGACCTGGTGGTGCTGTGAGAGCGGCCCGCCGTTTGTTGACGACGGGCCTTGGTCCCACTGTTGCCACAGCCGGGGCCTGGCGCGTTCACGGCAGAGGCGCCGAACCGGAGCCTGGCCGGCCGAGGCCGGCTTGGGCACGTTCACGAGCGTACCACCACGTTACGGGTGGTGCTGCGTGAGCGTCGTCAGCATGCTGGTCGGGGCACCGACCGAGGACGGCGCCACGTTTGCGTGCAAAGTGGATGGCGGTGGTCCGGTCCGGGTGGCGGTCGCCCTGGACGAGGCCATGACCGCGCCGGTGTTCACAGCCTCGGCGGCGGTCGACGCCCAGGGTGTGGCCAAGGTGTTGATCACCGGCCTGACCCCGGCAACCCGTCACTTCTGGCAGGTCGAGGACAACGGCACCCTCGACACCGACCCGACCGGGCAGTTCCTGACCCTGCCGCCGCTCGGTGTGCCCGCCACGTTCACGATCGGCATCTCCAGCTGCGCCGGGCTGGATCCAGACTTCCCCGGCGAGGCCGGTGGCGAGCTGGACCCTGGGAAGGTCAGCAACCACCCCATCTACGACACCATCCGCGAGCGGGCGCTGGCCGAAGGCTGGCTGATGTTCGTCAACGAGGGTGACTGGGGTTACCCGAACTTCGGGGACGACACCACGGACACTTTGGCTAATCGGCGGGCCTACTACGACGACAACCTGGCCCAGCCCCGGCAGGCCGCACTGTGGCGGTCGCTTAGCTCGTGGTACCTCTACGATGATCACGATTTCCTGGCCAACAACCAGCGCGGGGCCTCCCCGAACGCGGTGCAGGCGTACGCCGAGCGGGTGTCCCACTACACCTTAGTGGACCCGAACGGGGCCATCTACGCCGCCAAGCAGGTCGGTCGGGTCCTACTGATGGGGGCCGATGTTCGCTACTACGGCTCGGCAAACGGCGACCCGGATGGTCCCAGCAAGACCATGCTGGGCGCTGGGCAAAAGGCGTGGATGCAGTCTCTGCTGTCTACATTAGATGTCAAGTTCCTGATCTGGCTCATGCCCCAGCAGTGGTTGGGTACGGCCGCGGACTCCTGGGCCAGCTTCGCGACCGAGCAGACCGAGGTCGTCGGGATCTTCGACGAGACCGGCTTCCTGGGCCGGATGTGCATCGCTTCCGGCGACTACCACGGGCTGGGCCTGGACACCGGCGCCACCTCCCCCGGCAACATCCCGGTCCTACAGGCCGGCTCGCTCGACTCGACGCCCGGCAGCGGTTCCGGTGGGACCTACGACCTCGGTACCCTGGACGGCCGCGGGCAGTACGGCACGATCACCGTCGCGGACCTCGGTAGCCACCTGGTGGTCACCCTCACCGCGTGGCGCGGAACCAGTGCGGTCTTCCAGCATCGCTTCACTGTCGCCGGTGACCCGCCGCCCGCGCTCGGGTCGGGCGCGCTGGCCAGCGCGCTGACCGGCTCCCACCAGCTGCTGGTGTCAACCCGGGTCGTGACCACCTTCCAAACCGGCGACGACCCGGACGGCACACCGATCGAGGTCATTGACGGCGACGTGCGCTACGACGGCACCGCCCGCATCCGGGGCACCGCCAACGTGGATGTCGTCGGCTTCTCGCAGACCACCTGGCGCAGCCTGTGGCCCCGGCGCGCGGTCGATTTGTTTACTCCCTACGGCAACGAGCTGTTCGTAGAGGTCGGCGTGGACTTCGGCGGCGCCGGGCCGCTGATGGTGCCGATGGGCTATTTCCGGATCACCACCCCCCGGCAGGCCGTCGCGCCCTACGGTACGATCCGCCTACTCAGCTGCCAGGACCGGATGGCCGGCATCGTTGAGGGTGAGTTCCTGGAGCCACGCGAGTTACGCGGTACCCGGACGATCGGCAGTGTGGTCGAGGAGTTGATCACTGAGATCTACCCCGACGCGGTGATCATCTTCGACGACAACACCAGCATGCAACCGCTGGGGCGCACCGTAGTCCTGGAGCGGTCCCGCTACCAGGGGCTGCTGGACATCGCCACGGCCGCCGGGAAGATCATCTACTGGGACAACCAGGGCGCCTTCCGGTTCGAGACCGCGCCCGACCCCAGCGCCCCGACCTGGCGGGTGGCCGCCGGCAAGGGCGGGACGCAGGTCGAGGTCTCCCGCGAGCTGACCCGGATAGGCCGGCCCAACGCGATCGTGGCCATCGGTGAAGGTTCTGACGGGGTGCCGGTCCGGGCGGTGGCCATCGACGCCAACCCGTTGAGTCCGACCTACTTCGGTGGTCGGTACGGCAAGGTGCCCGAGCGCTTTGCTACCCCGCTGCTGCACGAAGCCGAGCAGGCCGCCACGGCTGCCGCCCAGCTGCTGCGCCGCCGGATCGGTCTGGCCTACAGCATCCAGTATAGCGCCGTCCCCGACCCCGCGCGCCGCCCGTACGACCCGGGTGAGGTCACCTACCAGGACGGGAACGCCGAGCTGCACATCCTGCAAGCGGTTACGATCCCATTCCGTGGCCGGCCCATGACCGGAACCACCCGCGAACAGACCCTGTTGAAAGTGGAGGTGTGAGCGTGGCCAGCACCCCGATCTACGGTTGGCAGACCCCGCAGGGCGAGGCCCCACCCGCGTTCGCCCCGGACATGAAGACGCTGGCCGACGACATCGAAGGCACGGTGTCCGGACTGGACGGCGAGATCGAGCCGATCCGCGCCGGGTACGTCTACCTGACCACCCTGTACTTCACCAGCTCGAGTTCGCTCACCAAGGCCAGCTTTCCCGGTCTGAAGGCCGTCCGGGTCAAGTGTGTCGGTGGCGGGGGGTCGTGCGGCGGGGCGGCGGCGACAGCGGCTGGTGAGGGCGCGATCCCCGGCGGCGGCGGTGGCGCCGAGTACGCGGAGTCGTTCCTGCTGGCCTCGCAGTTGCTCAGCACCGTGCCGGTCACGGTCGGGGCGGGCGGGGCAGCAGCGGCGGCCGGGGACAACAACGGCAACGACGGGTTGGCCAGCAGCTTCCAGACCACGCTGGTCGTCGCCAACGGTGGTCAGCATGGTGACGGGTCGGACCCGGCCGGCAGTGCCAACGAGACTGCCGCAGGTGGCGAGGGCGGCACCGGCGGCACCGGCGACCTGCTGATAGACGGGTCGGATGGGGGCAACGGGCGGCGAATTGGCGCCGACATCACCCAGGCCAACTACGGGGGGCACTCCCACATGTCCGGCTCCTCCATGGCCGGGGTGTCCAATTCGATCGGTTCGCCGGGCCGACTGTACGGCGGCGGGTCGGGCGGATGCAACAACGGCCCCAGCCAACCCGCCCGCGGCTCGACGCCCGGCGCGGACGGCATCGTGATCGTCGAGGTGTATGTATGAGCGTGTCCCGCAGTGTGGCGATCGGCGCCGGCCCGCCCAACGTAGGTGCGGGCGCCGGATCGGGTGCCCACTATGGACAAGGCGTACTCCTGGCGTGGGACCCGGACACCTTTGAGAATAAGGTGCTTTGGAGAGGCACTGTGCTAACCAACCTGGTCGTGCTGGCCGGGCCGGCCGCTTCGACCTTCCAAAAAGGCCAGACGGTGGCCCTGATCGGTTGGGCGCCGGATGGGGGCGCCGGCTCCTGGGCGATCCTGGGTCAGTGGATCAGTCCCGGTACCAACGCTGCGGCTGAATCCGTTGCATTCATGAACACCGCACTGGCGGACCAGATTTCCGCCCAGGTGTTCGCCGCCCGTATTCACAACACAACTGGCGCTTCCGCAGTTACGGACTCCACATCCTGGTCGGATGGCGGCACCGGTGAGTTCAACGCGATCTTGACCGGAGTAAACGTCGTCACCGGGTTTGCTTTGATGATCTTAGACGCAGAAATGTGGATTGATAACGTACACGCGACCACGCCAACCGGGCGCATGGGCGCTAGGATGTCGGCAGAAATCAGCGGTGCCACGGCGATTGATCCCGACCTACTCCCTGGAAACAGGGCGTTGGTAAAGACGCACAGACTTGGAGGGTCTACCTCAGGGCAGTGGGAGTCCATATCAAGCGTCAGTCAGACCATCCCGCTGCCGCTAAACCCTGGTGTGCACAAGTTCGAGGCCCGATACCAATCCATCTTCGCAGGCAACGAAGTGATGGTGGTTAGACCGGCGATTACTGTCATCGCCTTCTAGTAGTCCCCACTCACACTCCAGCTCGCACGGCGGTGTCCACAGCCCGTCCGGTGGGACCGCGCCGGGTTCCAGCTTGCAGCAGTCGTTGTCCACATCCGGGAGTATCCACCTCCCCCCGCCATGATCGCAACCCGAGGAGGTCCATGATGCGAACCCTGTGGCTGCCCGAGGTGCTCCGCGGCGCCGGTTTGATCGTCCATGAGTACCCCGGCTGGCGTGAGCGCGGTTCCGCCACTTGGGGGCCTCTTCGCGGGGTGATCTGCCACGCTACCGCCGGGTCCCGTATCTCGACCGACGCTGGGGAGACCCGGGTGCTGTGGGTGACCGGCAGCAGCTCGGCGCCGGCGCCCATCTCGCAGATGTACCTGTCCCGCTCCGGCGAGTGGACGGTGGGCGCGTCCGGCCGGTGTAACCACGTCCTGGTCGGCGACAAAGGTCCGCACAAGGGCTACGGCAACAGCTACCTGCTGGGCGTTGAGGCGCAGAACGACAACCGCGGCGAGCCGTGGTCGGCGACGATGCTCGACAGCTATCGGCGGGGTGTGGCTGCTATCTGCCGGCATGAGGACTGGGAGGCGTGGCGAGCAGTGGCGCACCGGGAACACCAGTCGGGCAAGTCCGATCCGCTCGGGGTCGACATGACCGCATTCCGCGCCACCGTGGCGCAGCTGATCGAACAGGAGGAGGATGACGTGAGCAAGGCAGACGTGCTGGACGCCCTACAGGAGTATTTCAACCGGGACTACTCCCACAGTGGACTGGTCGACACCGACACCGTGCCGGAGGGCTGGCACCGGTCGCTCAAGAGCCGCATCGCCTACGCCGGCATGGTCGCTGCGCCGGTCAGTAGGGCGCGGTTCGCCGCCGACGTGTGGGCGGATGCGACCGGCACCGAGGTACGGGCAGCGCTGGGCACCGTCCTGGCGGCGGTGGCCGGCGACGACGTGGCCGCGACCCTGCGCACCGAGCTGGACAAGGCCGCGGCCCGGGAGCGCACCGAGCGGGCGGCCGAGCGGGCGGCACTTCTGGCCACCCTGACCGAGGTCTTTCCGGGGCTGGTCGCGGAGCACCTGAGCGACGTGCCGGCCGAGCAGGTCCGCACCGCGGTCATGGAGGGGCTGGCCACGCTGCGGCTAGTCGCTGCGCAGGACTGAGGTGGACTTCGCCGAGCTGGTCCCCTGGATCACGCAGGGCGGGGTCTCCGGCGTCATCGCCTTCACCTTCACGGTCTTGCATCGCTCGGCGGTGGCCGCTCATCGAGAGGCCAAGGAATCGGCTCAGCAAACCGCGAAGATGTGGCGGGAGGCGTGGATGGTGGAACGACAGCGGGGCGACGAGATCAACCGACAGATCGCGCACTTGATCAGCGCGGTGCCGACCGGGGCCTCCTCGTGATGTGGCGCAAGCGTCGGCGTTCCGAGCTGAGCAACGGTGCGCGGGCGGCGCAGGAGGTTCAGGCGGCCAAGCGGCGCCTGGAGGCGGCCAAGCGGCAGTGGCCGGAGGTCCGGGCGACCCGGGATGCGCTGGAGGAGATGGTGCAGCAGGCGCTGCGGGGAGGACGGGCATGAGCTGGGTCCAGGTGGTGCTGGGCGAGTTGGCGCTGCTGGTGGTGTTCTGGCTGATCTTCGCCACCCGGCTGTTCCGGCGGGGCGTGCGCACCTGGGTCAGTCGGCTGCTGCTGGCCACCGCGGTGGTCGGGCTGGTTGAGGCCGGGGCACTGCTGGCGCTGCCTGTCGGGGTGCTACCGGACTGGGCGTACGCGGTGGTGTTCGGCGCGCTGGACGTGATCGCGTTCGGCTGGCTGTGGGTGCAGAACCGCGCCCTTCGAGAGGAGAAGCAGACGTGAAGGTCAAGGAACAGATCAAGGCGATCGGCGGCGCGGCTGTCGCCGGCCTGACCGCGCTGGGTGCCGCACTGGCACCGCCGGAGACGGCCGTCACGGCACTGGAGTTGGTGGGGGTGCTCGTCACCACCGTCGGTACCTACGTGACCGTGTACGGCCTCGGTCAGCCGGTCAGCTTGACCCGGCTGCCGCATCTGACCGCGGCCGAGCTGCGGGCTATGGCCGTGAAGGCGGCTGAGCGGGAGCTGGCGGAGCAGGCGCAGTGACCGAGTCCCGGCGAGATCCCGGCTGGTTCCGGCTGTACTGGCCGCTCCTGCTGCTCGTGGGGGTGCCGGCGTTGTTCGGCGTGCCCCAGGGCCTCGCCCTGTGGTTCCCCGGGGCGGGGGGTACGGCCAGCGAGTGGACCCGGGACGTGCTCGGGGTCGCCGGCGGAGCGCCGGGCGCACGGTTCTGGGTGTTCCTGACCTGCTGGATCGCGCTGGCGCTCTGGTTCCCGCTGCACCTGCTGCGCTGGTGGCCCTGGGAGCGACGCAGGTGATACCCTAGGCACGGTTCCTCGTTGAGAAGGCCCCGATCTTCGGATCGGGGCCTTCTTCGCTGTCCGGGGGTGGGCAGGGGATGATTAGAGCTGAGCATAGGAGGCTCTATGAAGATCAAGATCCTGGCCGCCCTGGCCATCGGCCTGTTCACCGCGGGCGCCCTGGCGGCTCCGGCCGCAGCCAACCCCGGTCCCGGCGAATCGTTCGCCTGCGCCCCGGGTCAGCAGGGCAACCCGGAGCCGGCGTTCAAGCCGGCGGCGTGCGACCGCCCGTAGTACGCTGGCGTAGCCTGCTGTTCACACGGGACAGGCCCGGCCGGGGTTTCCCTCGGCCGGGCCTCTTGCTGTGCTCCGGTTAGCTGTTGACGGCAGCCCTGAGCGTCCAGGGGGTCAGACCGACAACAGCGCTATCAGCAGCATCACCGGCAGGCCGCGCGCGAAGGCGTTCACGACCTCGACCAGCACGGCGCGGGTGTTCTCGATCATGTCTACCTTCCTTATTGGGTAGTGGGATTGGGGGGTGGGGAGGGGGTGGGGAGGGGATCTACCTGGTAAGAGCATCCTCGATGATCAGGTTGATCCCGTCGTCAGGATGGTAGGTCCAGGTGGCGTGGAAGCCGCCCCACTCGTCAGCCTGCATCCCGTCCAGCGCTCGGGTGGAGTCCATGTGGGAGATCACCGCGTATGGGGTGTCGAGCGCGGCCAGGATGCAGTCGAGCTGCTCGACGTGCGCGCCGGGGTTGTCCTCGGCGGCAACTCGGTCGACAGTCATGGTCATCCCGTTGTCGCCGATGGTGACGTGCGCGCTGACCGACGCGCACAGATCCTTGGCCGCATCGAGCCGGGTGAGGCTCGGGCCGTTCACAGCGGTACCGCCGTTGGCCACGGCGACAATCCCGATGACAGTGCCAGCGGTGATCAGCGCGGCGACGATAAGCGCCCCCCAGCGGCGCCGGAGCCAAGTCCGCAGAGCAACGGGCGGGGCGGGGGTTGTGTCGATACTCATGATCTACTTCTTCCTCTTGGGTGGTGGGGGGTCTGTTCCGCCACTCGGCCATCCCCGGCCGGGGCCGGTGATGACCGGGCAGTGTCAGGCCATCCGGGTGAGTACCCGTAGCGTGTAACCGATCTGCTCCATGCCGGCCCTGTCCAGGACGACGCCCTCCGGTGGGCGGCCGTCCATCTTCAATACCAAGGCCTGCTGGCCCGGCTGCTGGGCGAACTGCTGCCGGTTGACCGGTACCTCGACGCCGAGCATCTCGCTCAGCACTGCGGCGGTTGCTTCGTGACCTACCGCCGAATCGATGCCGCCGGAGGCGTTGGCGACCAGGTGGCGGGCACTGGGGAGATCGATGGTGTGCAGACGGTAGGTGCCGTCCTCGGTGACGATGCTGGTGTTCAGGACAGCCAGCGGTAACGCATTCATGATCTACTTCTTCCTCTCGGGTAGTGGGGGTCTGTCCCGCCACTCGGCCACCCCCGGCCGGAACCGGTGATGACCGGGCAGTGTCAGGTGCCCTGCGCCGTGCGGTACGCCGCCTGGACCTCCTTGCTGATGCGCCCGCGGGCGGCCACCTTGACCCCGTTCGCCTGCGCCCAGGCCCGCATCTCGTCGTTGTTGGCGACAGGGATGGCAGGGGTGGGGGTCTTTCGGGTACGCGCCTTGCGCTTGACCGCCGGGGCGGGGGTGGGGGATTTTGCTTCGGGCGAGTCGATCCGACGTGCGCCCGCCATGAACGTGCCCAGGAACGACCTGAGCTGGTCGACGTTCTTCTTGCCCAGGTCGATCTCGTACTTCTGCCCGTCCAGGGCGAACGTCACGGTCTCGACGGCCTCCTCATCGTTGTCAAGGTCATCGATCCACATGGTCTTCTGCATTGCTGTTCTTCCTTTCTAGTTGGTGTGGCTATGTTAGCCGAGTGCGCCCGCGGCCACTGTGACGCGCAAAGCACGGGCGCACCCGGGGTCTAGGGGTGCCACCTTGAGCCCGTTCGTCTCCCTCCCTCTCTGGTCATCCGCTTGCGCCGGGGTGGGACGGTGTATGCCGCCTGATAACGCCCCTGGCAATCCTCACTGCACCACCAGGCCGATCGGCTGGTCGAAGTGATGCGCGCCTCACAGTTAGGCCCGGTACACATCCCCTCGACCACCGCGTCGATACGCTCAATCACCTGGGCTGGCGATCGGGCCAGGGATTCCGTCTCCCGTTGTCTGATAGTGATCACGCCGAAAATGTGCTCGTACAGCTCGGTGTCAGTCAGGGATCTCCACCCGGGGCGGTCGACCGGTGGGGGTGGGGCGCTCACTCCGGCTCCCCCTTCAGCAGAGCGATCGCGCGCCGCTCCCATGCGCCGGCGGCCGGGGTGCCGGGACCGAGACTCCGTGCGTAACGCACCAGTCCGGCGGCAGCCTCACTGACGGGTACCTCTTTGACCTGATCGGTGCCTACGTCCCACACCTTGATCATTTTCGTGGTCATCGGTTGCTCCATTCGGCCTCGAACACCACGCCGGCGGGGTCCCGGCACGTCCAGCCTTCCCGGGCCAGCTCGATAAGCTCGGCGGCCACGGCGTTACCGTCGTAACGCAGGTCCTGCCAGACCAGCTGACCGGCCTTGCGGGACTCGACGTACCAGGCGCCCTCCTGGCCGCGCCCGGCGACCGTGCGAACCTCGTCGCCCTTGCTCAGGGTGATCTGCTGGGTGTCGCTGGCGAGCTCGGCCATGGTCAAGCTGAGCCGGCTACGGGTGGGGTGAGTCATGAACATCGGTTCCTCCATCGTGGTCAATCGGTAGGGTCAGGGGGTGGGGAGACGTAGCTGCCTGCGATAGTCGGCCGGATCATGTGCCTGCGCCGTCTCTGCGCGCTGTCTCGCGATATCGTCCAGCTTGTCGTGGGCCGCGTCGTAGTCATCCTGGTACTTGTATCCACTGTCGATCTCCGAACCGCCCGGGTCGTCGGGGTCACTGTGCACGATCAACTCAATGACCCGCAGGAGGTAGGGGCGCCCGTCGTTGTCCGCTGCCGCCATCCAGTAGACGGTCACGGTCTCGTAGGTGGAGAGCACCTTGTCTGTGATCCGCTGCCAGCTCACCGAGTGCGCCGGGCCGACCTGGTGGTCCCCGCCAACTTCATCGATGTCGTGGCTCAGGAAGGGGTCCCGCCTGTACCAGACGTACGTATCGTGGTTCATCGGTACCTCCATCGTGGTGTGTGGTCTACGTACCCCGGGGAGCTGCCTCGATGCTTACCCCCGGGGCGGGGGTGGGGAGCTACACATCAATCGGTGCGTCCAGTCCAGGACCCGTGATGATCCCCGTGTACGTACGTACCTCCTGTAGCGTGTCGAGATGGTACGACCGCGCGGTGATCTCTACGCGCGTACGCGAATCACTCGGGAGCGGGATCAGCTTGACCGTCTCCAGTCGGTAGCCCGCTGCGGCTTCCATGCCGATTGCCTTCATGACCTGGCTTAGCGCGCTTCCAACAGCGTCGCCCAGGGTCTCACCTTCCAGGGCGAGGTTTGCCTGTCCCCCATGCGTAATGAGTGTCCAGCTGTTCATCATTCCTCCATCGTGGTGTGTGGTCTACGTACCCCGGGGAGCTGCCTCGATGCTTACCCCCGGGGCGGGGGTGGGGAGATCAATCGTCGCCGTACCCGGTCGCCCAGGCGAACAGCATTGCGAGGTTGATCACGGCGACGGACTGGCCGCGCTGGTGTAGCGTCACGAACATCTCTGCGTGACCCGGGGCGTACTCCTGCCCTGGGGACATCGCGTTGTCAAAGCTGTTGCCCCCTACGGTCGCGGTGACATCCTGCTCATCGGGTTCGTGCCAGTCCAGCCGGACCTTGAGTCCACGTGCTAGCTCGGTCAGCTGCCGGCGGGTGCGTATCGGGGTGGGTGGTTTGACGTAGGCCGGATGCCTAGTCATGTCGAAATCTGGCCGTAGGCGGGCCAAGGCAGCCAGGTCTGTGGTTGTGTACCGCCTGAAGTCTGCCTGATCCTGTGGGTCGTCCGGGTTGTAGCACCAGCCGCCCTTACTGATAGGGGTACTGGCGCTTTCAGGGTTGCGGTGGTTCATCATTCCTCCATCGTGGTCGGTGTCTGCGTACCCCGGGGAGCGACTTTGATGCTTACCCCCGGGATGGGGCGGGGATCAGTCGTCACGCTCGGTGCATCGACACGGCTTCGGGCCAACATGGTCTTCGGCACTGTGATGCTGTGCGTGAATCGGGTCTCCAGTTGGGTCGGTGTGCTCCGGGCAGGCTGCGCCGTCCGTTGCGATCTCGGAGAGCACCGCGTTGTTGTATTCCTCGGACAGCAACTCGTAGACCCACGGCACTGCCAGGATGTCTTCTACGTTCAACCGACGGAGGATCTCCATCAGCTTGGCGTCAAACATCTCGTCGGTGACCTCGACCAGGCTCACCGTGTAATCCAGCCCCAGGTCATGATCGCCGTCGTAGCCGGGGGTGGGACCGTTGACCGAACCGGTTCCGTCGCTGTCCACTCCGTAGTCCTTCTGCACTTCAGCCGTGGCGTAGTCGGTGCTCTCGTCAGCCAGGTCGCGCAGCGTGGCGACCGTTTCGGTGTACTCGGTGGTCCCGCTGCTCTCGGGGTCGCTCGGGTCGATCAGCGGCCATTCCTCGTAGTTATCCTCGTCGCGCTCCCTCTCATTGGCGAGGTACTCCCACGCTGACCTGGCGTCCTCGAAAGTCGGGGGGTCGTCATCCTGGGGCAGGTACCCCGGAATGTTGATCGTGGCCACGTACATGGTTCCTCCATTGTGGTCGGTGTCTGCGTACCCCGGGGAGCGACTTTGATGCTTACCCCCGGGGCGGGGGTGGGGAGGGGATCAGTGATTCCCGCACGGGCACACGCCCGTTGACAGCCACTCCGCCCCGAGTCGCTGAGCAGCCTTGTGGGCGCCGCTCCCGGTGGCGTACTGCTGAAACGCGCCAACCGTGTCGATCGCACCTTCGGGGTGCGCCACGCGGATGGTGTAGCGGCGGGGGTGGTCGCCATCCTGCTCACTGGTCACGAAGAACCGCCCGCCGTAGATCGTGTCGCTGACCCTGGAGCGGAAGAACCGGAGCGTGCTGGCGTCGAACCAGTGCCCGTGGTGCGCAGCTCTTACCTCGTCCATCGAGCGGTAGGTTAGGGTACCCTTGCTCATGATCAATTCCTCCCTGGTGTGCGGTAAGCCTAGCATGGGTTAGGGTCGGTTGTCAAGGGTGGGCTAGGGGTGGGAGCGCCGCAGTTTCACGGCCTGCGTGTCATCAGCGTTGTACCGGCCGTGGTAAACGCGACCGTCATTGAGGGTCACCCGGACCGCGCGCATACGGTACGGCCGTCCACGGGCCGCCTGGCGCCACGAACCGGTCTCCACGTAGGTCCCCAGCTTGTCTCCGGACCAGGTAGTCACGGGACCCCTGGGGGCGTCTGACGTGATGTAGACAACGGCGTGGTCATCGGTGATACTCGCCCCGCCGGCGGCGAAGTCGCGCCCGGTGATCCTCACGGTGGCGATCTCTGCGGTACCGCCCCCGGGCAGGGGGACCGTTTCCGTCCTGTGTTCCATGGTTCCTCCATCATGGTCGGTTGCTTGCGTACCCCGGGGGAGCTGCCTTGATGCTTACCCCCGGGGCGGGGGTGGGGAGGGGATCAGCCGATGGTGCGCCAGGCGTACACCTTCTCACCTCGGAAGATCATCAGGGACTCAGGTACAGGCCGCTGGCCGTTGCTGGCGTAGCTCTGCACATACCACACGATCCACGCGCGGCCGGCTATAGGGCGGGTGACTTTCTCCACGTTGGCTACCTCGTAGGCGCAGAGACTGTTAAGGTCCCAGTCCGCCACTACGTCACCCGGACGTAGGCGCCACGGGTCGGTGTGTAGCTCGCGTACTCGCCTGGACTGACCCCAACCCGCGGCCAGCACAGTGAGTTGCCCGTCAGGGGTCCGGACCAGGCCAGCTGGGCGCGGCTTTCCTCCCGGGAAGTAGGCACGCTCCAACCTGCGCTCCTCCAGGGTCTGGGGTTTGAACTCGAGTGGCATGATCATCCTTCCATCGTGGTCGGTGGTTCGGGGGTGACGGGAGCGCGAGTCCCTGTCCGGCAGTCCGGAGGTCACCCGTGGGGGTGGGTGGGGTCAGTGATCTACCGGGTAGCCGTCCTCGACGGTCTTTACCCACGGGTCCAGGGGGGTGGGGCGGACGTACAGGTCATCAGGACCATCCGGCCCGCGCCAGAGTAGACGCTCTACCGCGTCTAGTTCGCCTGTAGGGCTACCGCTGATGTCAACGTTGCCCTCGCCAACGTACTGCCAGTAGGGCTCGCACCCGCCTTCGTGCCAGGCGTCCTGGCACTGACTAAGTCCGGGGCACTGTCCTTCGGGGTGTTCTACCATGATCGTTCCTTCCGTAGGCGGGTGGTTCGGGGGTGACGGGAGCGTGAGTCCCTGTCCGGCAGTCCGGAGGTCACCCGTTGGGGGTCAGTTAGTCTGCTCGAGGTCAAGGGCCAGGGTTTGGAGCTCATCCTCAACCTGGTATGCCCACTCATGGAGCTCCGTGGTCGGGTCACCGTCGGGGTGGGTGCCACCGTGAGCCATGGTGTAGCGGTAGCGCTCCGCGTACGCCTGGCCGAACGACAGCCAGGACGCGAAAGCCTCGTCGATGGGGAAGTCCATGCCTACCCCCCCGCTGATGTAGTCGGTGTCGATGACCCGACCGTCGGCCAGCCGGACCTCGTAGGCGAACCGGATTCTGCCCTCGGGGCGGAGCGCGTCGGGACCCATGAGGGTAAGGGTTGACCTGTCGCTGAACGTGTGCTGTCTGGTCTCCATGATCCATTCCTTCCGTTGGTGCTGAGTGGGTGACTGGGGTCGCGAGCCCCTGTCCGGCAGTCCGGAGGTCACCCGTGGGGGTTAGGGGAGTTGGTCAAGGTGGATGCAGCCAACGTGGTCCGGGCCGAACGTCGGGGCGTACCCGAGTACCTCATCCTCTTGGCACGGGAAGCTGGCCTGATCGTAGGGGTCGTGCGCGGCTGCCAGTCCAAGGCCGTATCCGGCTAGGCCGGTAGCGAGGGCTAGAGCAACAACGGTGATGGTGCGTCCCATGATCATCGTTCCCTTCAAGATCGACTAGTGTGGGTGCTGCGTGGGTGACCCGGGGTCATCCGTAGATCAACATTGCCAGCAACAGCGTTACCGGCATGACGTGTGCAGGGACATGGATGGCCCACCCGGTCACCGGGGCGGTGCACCAGACACGCAGGTTCCGGAGTGTGGTCACGATCCACTTCCCTTCAAGATCAACTAGACTTGGTGGACACCAGGGATCAGCGAGCCGTAGAGCGTGCTCATGGGGGCGGCCGGACACTGGATACCATGATCAGCATCTACGTAGCACTCTTCTTCCGGGTCGGGCCAGAGCGCCACCCCGCAGTGCTCGCACACTTCCTCCGCAAACTGGTCCGCGAGGTACGGGTGTCGTTTCACGGTTCCTCCCTTCAAGATCAAGTCTGCCGTTCTGGCTGACTGGGCAAAGGCCTCGAGAGGCCTCCACCCAGCCGGTCAGATCAGCGGGTCGTAACCAGGGACTTCAGCAGGGTTCCCCACGTGTGGGAGGGCATGCCCTGGTCTAGCCACCTGCGGTGCAGGGCGGCGATCGACGGACCCTGCATGGGCTCCCACTCAATGGCCAGGGAATCCCCGTCGGAACAGCCGTAGATGGCACGGTGCTCTACTGCCTCGGCTCCGCAGTCGCAGCGACCCACCTTGCAGCCAGCGGGGCAATCGGAGAGCCTCACTTCCTCGAAGGTGTGCATGTGGCTTTGCATCAAGATCCACTTCCCTTCAAGATCAAGTCTGCCGTTCTGGCTGACTGGGCAAAGGCCTCGAGAGGCCTCCACCCAGCCGGTCAGATCAGCGGGTCGTAACCCAGGCGAGCGGTGAAGCGCTCGTAGGCTGCGAGCTCTCGGGCCGTACGGTCCGTGTCCTGGGTGGCGCGCGCTGCCTGGTAGCGGTCGGCGATCTGCTGAGCGGCTTCCCGGTGGAGCTTCTGGGCTGTGGTCTGGGTCATGCCTTAAGCCTAGCCCTCCCTAGGGGCCAGCGTCCACTATGATCATGGGTTTGTGACGTATCTCACACAAGGATGGTTCCCTAGGGTTGATCTTGCTAGGGTGGCAGCATGGACAGCAACGTACGGGGTCAGGTACTAGCACTGCGAGACACGCTTACGCGCCTGTCCAGGACCACGGAGCCAGCCGCACGCGACGCGCTCGTGTGCGAGCTCATGGCCAGTTGCATGTCCACGCTACGCGCCGTACGCAGCGATGCCGCCCGCCAAGCTGTGCACGAGCAAGGCCTGACCATAGCTGCCTACGCTGCCAAGATCAACCGCTCCACCAGCGCAGTAGATCATCTACTTCATCGATGATCATCACGTGCTCATGCACGTCTCTATCTATGATCATCACTCTCACCTCGCACCACATCAACACACGTCTATCTTCAAGTGGGGGGTGACCCCCGCCAGCGCACATCTCTGGACCGGTGCGGGTAGCGCCTAAGATCCACTACGCAGTATCAGATCTGATAAGACAGACGTCGAAACAAGCTATTGACTCTCATTGATGTTTCGGAAGCTAGCCTTCAGGTACCGACGCTGCCACTCGGCTAGAGCCGGCAGTGCATACGCCTTGTTGAACGCCTTCACCCAATCGCACACGCCCTCCAGGAACGCCTGGTGCTCGTCGCACAGTGGCATGGTCTCGGTGATCATGTTGCGCGGGTCCGCACGCTGAGCCTCGGTCAGATTGTCCCGTCTCCAGCACATCCCACATTGGGTTTCAGCCGTCACGGCTTGCCCCTTCCGCTCGCCACTCCGGCCGGTAGTCAGGGTGGGCGGCGTACACGGCAGTCAGGGCGCGTAGAGTTTCACACGGCGGGGTGTAAAGACACACGGTGCAGATAGGATCGCCGGCAACCGGGTCGTCCGGTCGGTGCAAGTTCAAAATCAGTCGCGCGGCTTCGACCTGGGCGAGCAGTCGGGGCGGCCGGAAGTGGCGCAGGTAGTCGTCCGCGGCAGCGGCGTCGGGAGTGTCGTAGGTGCGGTAATCCGGGAAACTGCCGCCGTCACTAACACCGTGCTGACCGCGGTTGCGTTGGATCACCGCGTCGTCTTCGTCCAACCGCGCTCGTAGGAAATCAACCTGAGCTTCAGTGCTCACGGCTTGCCGCCTCCCCCGTAAACCGACCTACGTGCAGTGGGCTTGACCGGCTTCTTGAAAGTCCCCGTCACTACATACCGCGTCTCGCGCTCCCGCCGCTGCTGGTTGGCCCCGCGCGCGTGGTTCCGGCACATCGCAGTACCCTCTACCAGGTAAAGCGCAGCCTGGTCGCACAGCAGCTCGCCCATGGCTATAGGCATTGAACAGTAGAACTCACTCATACCGACCCCTCTTTCATCACGTTGTCCTCGGTATCCAACAGCCGCCAGTACTCCGGAGGGAAGCCGCCCCGGATAACGATCGGAATGCCCCAGAATGCGTACCCACCAGGGCGCGACAAGTACGTCTCTGACCTGCACAGGAACGCCTCGTACGCCAGGCGCCCGACCTCCAGCCGCCCTGCTAGCGGCTTGCGCAACAACCTGCGCCACTCGAAAAAAGCCGGCCAGCTCTGATCCCACACCGGTTCGTCAGTCTTACTCATGATCCGCCTCCAAGCGCGCGACGAATAGCGGATCTGGCGCGCTGCGTGATGTTGATCAGCTCCTGTGTGTTGTCCCCGGCCACCCCGACTATCCACTTCTGCGGGTAATCGGCGAGGTCGTACAACGAGTAGACCTTCTCGAACCGCTCTGCGGGCACGTCGAAACGGCACCCCCCACAGACCTGAGGGTCCTTGCCCGGCTTCAGGTCGTTCAATGCGCCGCAAACGCAGCGCCAGGCGTACTCAACGACTTCGATACTCATGATCCGCCTCTCTCGTCGATCAGCTCCAGCGGGTTGTGGCCGGCCTGCTTCGCGGCCCAGATGAACCACTGGCGCACGTCGGCCACCAGCTTCTCTCCCTGCCCACGATCGATCGCAGCGGCGGCGCCGACCAGCGCCCGCAGGCCGGCCGCCCGGCCGCCGGCGAAGGGCATCTCCAGCTCGACCATCCAGCCGGCGATACCCCGCTCGATCGCGACCAGGCGGTCACAGGCGTCGACCGCGATCGGCACCCGCGAGGCCAACACCCGGGGCGGGACCGGGCCGGGCCGCATCGGGCGCCCGCCCGGGTGCACGGCCGCGGCCAGCTGCATCAGCAGCGGCGGGTACCAGAGGGTGACCATCCAGCGATGCCGGCGCCGGTTGCGGCTGGCCGTCCAGTAGACCCGCTCTTTCCAGACTGACCTGCTCCAGGGCTCGGTCAGCTGACGCACGTCGTCGGCGAGCTGCGTCAGCAGGTCCACGGTCAGCCGCTCACCCGGCCGCCGGTCGGTAGGCGTGAAGATCATGCGCTCGTCTCCCCGAACAGTGCCCACCCCACCCAGACAACAACACCGACCCAGGTGATCAGACCCAGGAGTAGCCCCCAGAATTCCACAACCCCCCGCCAGCCATCCTGCACCCACATCTGGTACGTGGCCCACGCGAGGAACGGCGTCGCGCCGACCGCGATCACCATGGCTGATTTTATCCACATTGGAATCATCGTCTTCCCCCATATCTCCATATGATCCACGCGAATGGGCCGAGCAACAGCACCCATCCGATCACCTCGATCGCCTTCACCTGCCCTCCAACACCTGATTGAGCTGTTCGTACATCAGCCTGCGCCGTTCTTGGCGACGCACGTAAGCGCAGGCGTCCGTAAGCGCCCGCTCGCGCGAATAACCGTTCGTGCCGCCGGCAACCACGCTCCCACCACGATACGTCCACACTGCCCATGCGTCGTTGCCTTGCGTGCCGTGCTCGTAGACATAGGCGGCCGTAGGTCCACAACTGACCATGGTGTCGACAGGCGTTTCGACGACCTCGGGCAGGTCAACGTGCAGCGTGATCTCCTCAGCCATGCCCTTTCTCCTCTCTGATGCTTGGCACTTCGATCACCAGACGCCCCGTCGGTGGTGGGCCGAGGTAGGGGACATCGGGGCAGTCACAACCTGGGCAATGCCCACGCACCGAAGCGGCGTCCTGTTCGACACCCAGCCGGGTGATCTCGGCCAGCAGCGCGGGCACGTCGTCGGCGGAACGGCCGGCAGCTACGACAGCCACCCCGGTAATGCCGTTTACCGCGTCCCACAGAACGTCGTAGCGGGTATGCCGGGCACGCACGGCCTCCAGATCGAGTGTTTGGCTGTCCATCTAGACCTCTTCCCCTACCATCAGCTTGCGGTATCTATCGTGGACAGTGTGCAACCGGATCGCGACCTCGTCGTCGTGGTAGGCGCAGAAGTTGCCACGGAAGGCGACCGGCACCCGGACCGCGCAGCCGGGGTCACCCAGGCACGCCTTGTACCCCCTCGGCGGCGGGGCCGGATGCCGGCAGCGGTTGTGCGGGCCGACGTGCGGGTTCGCGCACGCCTGGCGGGGCGGCTCCAGCATCACCGACCACCTCCATCCAGATTCCGCCGCTCGATGGCCTGCGCGATCGGATCGACAGGCCCCTGGTAGTGCTCCTCACACTTGCCTTGGAACAGCTCACCCTTGGGCGACACGCGGTAGAGCGCGTGCCCGGTGTAGCAACCGCGGCCACAACCGTCTTCTACGCAGGTGAAGCGGTCAGCGTCGGCCATCACCGACCACCCCGGCTCGCGAACAGCCCGAGCGCGACACCGATACCCAGGAAGATGATCCACATCGGAAAACGATAACGTCCCATTCTGTTGTGTCCTTTCTCCTCACACCGCGTCCTGCCAGGCGAAGCTGGGCTCACTGGCCTGCGCGGTGATGGCTACTCCGTACAGTTGCGTGGTCATACAATCGACCAGTGCCTTGGTCGCCTCGGCGGCTACCTCGGCCGGTACGACCGCCAGGATCTCGTCATGGATCGGAACCACCACTCCGCCGCGGCCGTACTCGGTGGTGTCCCACTTGATCAGGGCATCGACCAGCAACTCCCGGGCGGTGCCCTGGATCGAGTAGTTCGGCGCCTTGTGCGGGTGCTGTCGATGCAGGTGGATGACCCGGCCGGCGTAGGTAGGCATCTGAGTGGCACCGGAACGGACCTGCGCCTTGATCTCGTTGGTCCAGGCCACGTACGTCGGTGCGACCAGACCCAGCGAGTCCACGATCGCAGCCATGATCGACTCAGAGACCCCGACCTGGCGGGCCAGCACCGGCACGGACCCGCCGTAGGCCCACCCGAAGACGCCGCGCTTGGTGGCGTACCGGTCCGCCTTGGTGAACTCCGGACCGAACGCCTGGGCGGCCACGATCGAATGCAGGTCGGCACCCTCGGCGAGGATCTTCATCAGGTTCGGGTCCTGGCTGAGCGCGGCCATGACCCGGATCTCGACCCCGGCGAAGTCGGCCGATACCAACATCCACGCCTCATCGGCGGTGATGCACGAGCGAACGCCGCCTTCCCGCGGCAGATTCTGGAAATTAGGGCGAACACAGGACATACGTCCGGTATCGGCACCAAGGGTGTAGATCGTGGGCCTGGCCCGGCCGTCTCCGCGCTCGCAAAGCACCCTGTACGGCTCCAGGAACGTCGACAGGACCGTCTCGTGGTGCCGGTAGTCCAGGACGGCTGAAATCAGCTCCTGCGCCTCCTGGGCGGGCGGACGGAGGCCCTCCAGGACGCCGGCCGCCACACTCGGCTGCCCCTCAGGGAACTTCTTGGACGGTTTTGTCCTGGGTAGCTCCACTTTGAGTGCGGTGAGACAGTCGGCGAGCTGGCGATCACTACCGGGATTCTCGATACCGAGCGCCTGGACACGCTCGGCGGCGACCTGCTTGGCGGGCTGGTGCTCGGCTTCCAGCTCGGTCACCCGGTCCCGGTCGATGCGCAGACCGCGGTGGGTCACCCGGGCCGTGATCCGCTGCACCGCCCGCTCGCGCTCCAGCAGGTCCGCAGCCGGCCACGGCAACCGGACGGCCAGGGCGGCGGTATCCAGCACGTCGCTGCCGTCGTAGCGGATCATGGTCTCGCAGGTGTGGTCGACCTGCGCCCAGCCGGACTTCTCAACCGGTGTGGTGATCTTGGTGTCGGTCAGCCAGCCGTTGACCTTGAACAGCCTGGCCCGCGCTTCGTCGGCGCCCGGCGCGGTGGCAACCTCACCCAGTACCGCGCCGGAGAGCTGCTTCAGCGCCGGGTCACTGCCGGTCGAGGACGGGTCAGCCAGCTTGGCCGGGATCACCGTGTCGTACATCCGGTCCCAGGCCGACTCGTCGAGCCAGCCGGCGGCCACCAGCGGCACCAGATCGGCGGTGGCCGAGTGGGCGTGCAGCTTGGCGGCGGCGGCCAGGGCGACCTGCCCCACCTCTCGGTGCGCTGGGTCGGCGGCGTCCAGCACCACCGTGAGGTCCTCGCCGCCGAGCTGCACGGTCCGCAGCGCGTAGTCGGCGTGGCCAACGGCGTACCCAGTGTGCTCGACGTCCACTGTCAACGCGCCGGTCCGGGCCGTGGCGGCGCGGATCACAGCGGCGGCCCGCTCCAGGCTCAGCGGGACGACGGTGCCGGCGCGGTCGACGGCGGCCGGCAGCTGGTAGATCGGGCCGGCGGCCTCGATCCGGGCTTCGATCTTGGCGGCGGCCTTGGCGGCGGCCTTCGTGAACCGCCCCGAGCCGGGATCGGCCTTCAGGCCGGGCTGCGGAGGTGTGGGGGGTTGCGGAGACCCAACCCTCCTCGGGACTTTCCGCAGGTCAGGCCCGACATTTTTCCCGGTTTTTGCTTGGCGGAGGGTACCTACTCCCCTTTCCCGGGAAATCTCGGATATTGCATGATCATTTGCTATATGATCTTGTGTGTGTGTTGTTGTGTTTATAGAACGTAGTAGACTCTCCTCTCCCTCCACACTACTATCAGAAAGTACCGTCTGACCTGGGATTTCGGGGTGTGGAGGGTCGGCCGAAAAAGTCCCCACAGACCCTCCTCCGGAGGCGGGCGGACCCTCCACAGGCGGTGTGGTGACGGGCAGTGACTGCGGGAACGCGGTCACCTCGCCCGGCACGATTCGCAAGCCTCGGTAGTTCGCGTCCCGCCTTTCGTCCACCGGGTAGCCCAGGCGGTCCATCTCTTTGGCCCACTTCGGCAGGCTCAGCTGGTCGGCGGGCTTAACTCCGTGGTTTCGGCACCACTCCACGTAGTTGATGTGTAGTTGACTCGAGCGGGTTCCCGGCTCGTACGGGGCGCAGGTGTCGGCAAACCACTGGAGCACAGTGTTTTGTGCGGCGGCGATCACCTCGGCCCGGCCCATCAGCCCTATCGGCGCGTTCGCGCTCAGGGCGGAATTCCGGTCGGCCAACCAGCGGGCGGCTTCACGGATCATCTGAGCCAGCACGCCCGGCGCCTCGGCCTGCCACCGCGCCCCGCTGAGCTCTCCGATCGTGGCGCGGGCTGCGCGTACCGTGTCCTCTTCCCCATCGCAGGGCAGTAGCCGAACCCGGGCGCGCACCGCTGGGTCGGTCAGCGGGGGCTCGTCGTTGGCGGTCAGCACCAGCGTGTGGGTCGGGCCGAACGTCACCGGGTCCTGGCGCATGGCGTTGCCGGTGAGCTGGCCGCCGCCGGTGAGCTGCTTCAGTCGCTCCTGCGCCCATCGGCTCTCCCGCGGTCCCTCGTCCACGAACGCCAGCCGGCAGCCCTTCAGGGCGAACACGATGGAGGCGTGAGAGTTGTCCCCGCCTCCCAGCAGCCGCGGGTCGGCGGCCAGCGCGTACGAGCCCAACACCGACATCAACAGGTGGACCGCCTGAGTCTTACCCCGGCGCGGGTCCCCGAGCAGGATCGGGAGCGCGGCGTCCGGTATCCCGGTGAACGTGATCGAGAGCACCCGCAGTGCCCACGCCCGCACTTCGGGGTCCGGCCAGACCGCTACCAGGAAGGCGTCCCATAGTGGCGTGGGCACCTCAGCCGGGGCGCACGCTGCCGAGTGCAGGTGCGGGGTGTTCGGGTCCACCGCGGCCACCACAGGCCGGTCAGCGCTGGCCCGTAGGTCGTAGGGCATCCCGCCGGCCCACAGCAGGTGCGGCTCGCTGTCCAGGTCGGTCAGGCGCAGGCTGCACGGGTGCGTGCCGGCGGCGACTGCGGCGGCCATGCTCTGGCCCACGGCGTTGCGCCCAGGGGTCATCATCAGCCGTCTGCGCCGCACTGCTCGGGCCAGCTCATCCGAACCCTTCTCGGCCTCCGGGTTGCCCCGGGGCATCAGCTCGGCCAGCTCGTGCACAGCCCAGCGGGTCAGATCGCCGCGGGACTCCCACCGGTCCGGGCCGCGCAGCAGCCAGGTCCGGGCGTCCGCGGCGTAGCGCAGCACCGGCCACATCCGCCGGAGCACCTCGGCCGCCAGGCCCTGATCGAGGTCTGCCCGCGGGTCGAACAGGTGCGTGCCGATGATCTCGCGCGGTGACCACCACCGCGGGGCGGCGGCCGGTACCGGGGTCACGGCCGGGTCGTCCGGGCCAGCCGGCGCGGGCGGGTTCCACAGCTCGCCGCCGGTTAAGCACGGGTGGTGAGGGACCGGGGTGTTTCGGCCGATCTTGGTGACCGCCTTGCGCGCCGAGGTCAGCGCCATCCGGTCGAACTCGCCTTCGCGGCCCTCCCCGGCGGTTAGCGCTTCCCACACCCCCCGCAGGCGTAGGAGCGCGTCAGTGACCCCGGGGTGACCGGCGGCACCCATCTGCACCAGGTGGTGGACCCGCTCGGTGCAGGTGTCGTGCCGGGTGCCCGAGGACGAGGCCGAGACCAGCTCCATGGCCCGGGTCAGGGCGTTGGCAACCTCGGCGCACGCCGGCGCCTGGTTGGCGCTCAGGCCCGCCAGCATGCTCTGTCCCTGGCTCTCCCCGGCTGCGGCCGGCCCGGCCTGCGTGGCGCCCTCCCGCAGTCCCTCCACCCACCGCTGCGGCAGCTCTGGCAACTCGGTGGGCTTCGGCACGTCGGTGGTTGCGCAACCATCGGGACCGAACCACATGTACGCTTGTTCGACCTTCTGGTGGATCGAGGGCGCCACCACGGCGTACCGGTGATGACGTTGGATAATCTCGATGGCCTCCCCGAGCAAGGTGGCGTACCGGCCGGCCGGTACCCGGAAGAACATGATCCGGCTCGGGGTGTCCAGGACGTGCCCGGCAGACCAGCGCGCGGTCGAGCTCCAGGTGTCCGGTAGTGGCCCCCACGTCTGTTCGTACTCGGCCAGGGTGTCGCCGCCCCGTTTCTTCACGGAGCCCTTGTCGTAGTGGTCTACGTCGATGCCGACCACACCGTCCGGCATCCGCAGGGCCACCGACCAGTCGCCGTGGGTCTTAGCCCAGTTCACCAGGTCGAGAGGTTGGGTGTCGCGTCCGCCGGCTCCGGTGAACCCGGACGGTGGCGGCGACTTCTCGGCCACCGGCACGGGCAGGATGCAGGGCCAGCCCGCCTGGACATAGCCCACAATGGAGTCAGCGAACGGCTTCATGCTTGCTCCCGCCGGTTGATCTCGCGCTGGACGTACCAGGCAGCCTTGTGAAGGTCCTGGATCGCGTCACCTTTCAGATCCGCTCGCCAGATGTACTTGACGGCGTTACCCAGGTTGAATCCCATGTGCTCGGTCACCTGGATGCACTCGATCCCGCTCGGGTGGCCGGTGTAGTGCTGCGGGTGGTTGATCGGATCGCTCACGTTTCACCTGCAATCTCCTCGGTCGGGTCGTACAGGCCGAGAATCTCGGCGATGTCGCCGGCGTTCAGGCCGCGCAGCACCTGGCGGGCCAGCTCTCGAACGACCAGCCGGTCCGTGTTCCGCTTGTCCACACGCAACGTTGTCCTGGACAGCTCCGAGTAGTCACGCCTGGCCACGGTGACCTCGCTTGCTTAGTGGGTCGGGTAGCTGGAAGTGCGCGCAGGCCGCGAACAGGGCGTGTCGGCCGGCGTCCCGGGCGTGCTGCATCCCCTTGGTGGGCGCTAGCAGGCCGGCTGCGGCCAGTCGTACGTCCGTGGCCCAGGGTTTCACTTCGGCGGCCGATTGTAGGGACAGGGTGCTCTTTTCTACAGCCGTTGCCCACACCTTGATTTCCTCAATCTGGTCCCGCGTAAGGGTGCCGGCGGACTGGTGTCGACTACGGGCTGTGCGGAGGCCGACCACGAATCGCTCAACCACGATGTGTATGTGTTCCCAGTTCCAGTTATCGTGTAAGCCAACCAGGACGGGTATCAGTGCCGCGGCG